ATGAATTACCAGTAATTGTGCCAGTGACATCAAGGTCTGCCCCTAATGTTGCATCGCCAGTAACACCTAGTGTTCCTCCAACTGTTGCGTTACCAATTATTCCTGCATTTTCATCAACATCTAAAGTGTCAACGTGAGCAGTACCATCAAGATATAAGTCTTTCCATTCTAATGTAGATGAACCTAAATCTCTTGCACCATCGGTAGAAGGAACTAGATCACTATCAAAACGACCTGTTGCAGTTATAGTGTCAGATGTAGCATTTCCTAAATCTACATTACCTTCAATCGATGCATTACCAGAAACTGTAAGACCTGTAAGAGTTCCAACATTAGTAAGAGAAGAGTTTACAACAGCAGATCCAAGAGTAGTTGCATTTAATGTATCTACGTTGTTTACCTTGAATGCCTTACCAGATGCAATGTTTAAGTTCTCAGAAGATCCTAAGTTGTCACCTGTTGCTTCAAATTGGAATGTTTTGTTACCTTCACCAGATTCGATTGTAATACCACCACCATCAGCAGCAGCATCGTTAGCAGCACCGTTTGCAACTAAAATGTTTTTGTCAGTAATAGTAACGGTTGTAGAATTAACTGTAGTGGTTGTACCGTCTACTTGGAAGTCACCAGCGATTACAACTTTACCTGTATTATCACCTACCGCAGCAGGGTCAATAGTGATTGTTGCAGGACCTGAGATTGTGTTTGAAGTAACTCTAATTGCAGACCCTTCAGCACCTGTATGGAATTCAGTACCAGTAACAGTGCTTGAAGCATTTACAGTTCCAGTTACACCTAATTGTGATCCGTTGAATGTAAGATTTCCTGAGTCTTCTAGTTCTCCAGATGTACCTGCTAATACAACTCTTCCGTCAGTTAGATCAGATATTGCTGCTGAGTTAGCAACCAAACCACCTGCAATATTAGCACCACCATCAGCATCAATTGCTCCGTTTACATCGACTGTACCTGTAAATGTAGAAACACCAGATACTTTAAGTTGTGTAGCATCTACAAATGCAACAGTACTAATTCCTGTAACATTGACTGCAGCAAATGTAGCACCTTGTCCACCACCAAGAACATAGTTCTTGACTCTAGACATTGCAGTTTTTCTATTAGTGCCACCTGCTCCATCGTCTACAATAAGTAGATCAGCATCTACTAAATCAGCACCAATATCTGTGCCACCATCAATATCTAAAGCAGCAAGACCAACTTTATTTGCTGTAGTAATTGTGTTTAGTTTGCCATCTTCAATTGACCCTGCTAGTTGAGCATTGGTTATAGTGCCAGTTAAACTTGAGGTAGGATAGTTAGTAGCATCAGTTAGGTCGAACGCTGGAGTTGAGTCTGATCCACCTAACGCTAAACTTACACCACCATAAGATACTGTGCTGTTTGCTAACTTACTATTTGCAATTGATCCAGCAAGTTTATCGTTAGAAATTGAACCTGCTAGTTGAGCATTGGTTATAGTACCAGTTAAACTTGTAGTAGGATAGTTTGTTGCATCTGAAAGATCGAATGCTGGAGTTGTATCTGATCCACCTAATGCTATAGATACACCACCTAAAGATACTGTGCTATTTGCTAACTTATTGTTAGCAATTGAACCTGCCAACTGGGTATTGGTTATAGTGCCTGTTAGACTTGAAGTAGGGTAGTTTGTTGCATCTGAAAGATCGAATGCTGGAGTTGCGTCAGAAGCACCTAACGCTAGACTTATACCACCAAAAGATACTGTGCTATTTGATAATTTATCATTAGCAATTGAACCTGCTAGTTGAGCATTGGTTATAGTACCAGTAAGACTTGAAGTAGGATAATTTGTTGCATCCTGAAGATCGAATGCTGGAGTTGCATCAGAAGCACCTAATGCTATTGATACACCACCTAAAGATACTGTGCTATTTGATAATTTACTATTTGCAATTGAACCTGCCAACTGAGTATTGGTTATCGTACCACTCAGACTTGAGGTAGGATAGTTAGTAGCGTCACTTAGATCAAATGCTGGAGTTGCGTCAGAACCACCTAAATTTAGACTTATACCACCAAAAGATACAGAACTGTTTGCTAACTTACCGTTTGCTATGGAACCTGCTAACTGATCATTGGTTATCGTACCACTCAAACTTGAAGTAGGGTAGTTTGTTGCATCTGAAAGATCGAATGCTGGAGTTGCGTCAGAAGCACCTAACGCTAGACTTATACCACCAAAAGATACTGTGCTATTTGATAATTTATCATTAGCAATTGAACCTGCAAGTTGATCATTAGTTATCGTGCCACTCAAACTTGAAGTAGGATAGTTTGTTGCATCAGTTAAATCGAACGCTGGAGTTGAGTCTGATCCACCTAACGCTAAACTTACACCACCATAAGATACTGTACTGTTTGCTAAGTTTGAGTTTGCTAATGGAGTTGCAAATGTAGCAGTCCCTGCTACATCTAAATTCCCGTTAGCATCAATAGCACCTGTGAATGTAGAGATACCAGATACTTTGAGTTGTGTAGCATCTGTAAATGCTACTGTACCAATACCTGTTACATTGATTGCAGAAAATGTAGCACCTTCTCCACCACCGAGAATGTAATCTTTAATTCTTGAAGCATCTACCTTTCTATTTGTACCACTTCCACCGTCGTCAACTATAAACTCATCAGCGTCAACTATAGCAGCACCGATATCAGTTCCACCATCTATGTCTAGAGAAGTAAGAGGTACTGTTCCTGCTGATAAACCTGAACCAGATCCTGTGACTGTTGTAGTATATGATAGATTACCTGACCCATCACTTACTAAAATACCGTTTGCTACATCGGTGCCAGGTAATGTATACGTGACATCTCCACCTAGTGAATTAGGTGCTTTCAGCATTATTGCTGAAGTTCCGTTGTTAGATCCTTCTACAAGTTTTACGCCACTACCAACTGTAGCAGTATTAACTTGCCAAAATCTACCAGAACCTACAAATTGATTATTATTAGTTGTAGAGTCAATACCAACATATAAATCATATTTGTCTACGGTAAATCCTGGTTCTCCTGCTCTTAATCCTGGTAGATCTGCAAGATTACCTCTCTTGAACTGAATTACTGGTGATGCCATTTTACTAACTTCACTAAGAATTTTTTCTCTTTTTATTTATTTTTTTTCAAACGTTAAAGTGTAGATATACTTACAAAAAAGTTCCAGCGTCTAAATCTATCTTGTCGTCTAATGCCTGATCTAAGTAATTAATAGTTGATGTTGATAATCCAACATTTGGAGTATCAGCAACAGCAGAATCAACTATCTCATCGGGAGATAAAAATACAAATTTTCCTGTAGAGTAATCAAAACTAAGCACTGACTTATTTGTATTTTCTCCTAAATTGGAACTTACAACATCTCCTAAGTCTCTTAAATTTGTCACGTCTCCTCCTCCTCCTCCTCCTAATAATGGTGTTACATTTATTGGAAACGATCCTCTCACTCCACCCACGCCAATTGATAAATTAGCATCAGCAGTTTGAGATACAATCCTTACTCCAATTTTTGAATTAGATGTAAATCTAACTCCAAAATTTGAATTAGACATATTAACTTACCGTTCCGTTTACTTTTACCTGCCCTGTAATAACTTTAGTTTTTGTGCCGTTATTAAGGTTTTCAATAACAATGTCATAGTCATATCTACCAGCCGTTAAAATTCCTGTTTGTGTATCTGTTAAAGATATTGTTAAATTTCCATCGCCTGGTGTTGCACCATAAGTGGCAGCAAAACTAACTGATCCTGCTGATGTAAAATGTTTTCGCATTTTTGCAGAAAAAGTATATGGAGTTAGATCAAGAACCGAACCATCCGATTTCGTCATAGCATAAATTCTCTCAAAGTCAGTGCCCTGTTCTATCACAATATTTAAAGCAGGTACTGCCATCTTCTTGAATTACACTAATATTATTTAGAGTTATATAATATAATTTTCTTTAATTCTTCAATCTCTCTTTTCAATTCTTCAATAGTATTATTTTGTTTTACTCTACTTTCTTTTTGAAACATATACTTTTGATATGCCTGTTGATCTACATTTATTACGGCATTAGTATTAGTGTCTTTTTCAAGATTTGAAAAATTTTCTATTTTTACTCTTTTGTTTTTCATTTTTGGTTTTCATCATGCAAGAGCTATTGTTCTAAAATCTTTTATTAAAGGCACCGTTGCTTGATTTGTAGAAGTTAATTCAACCTTTATTTGAAAAGCACTAAACTGAGGTAGATTATCAGCAGTGAATGTATGATCTATAAAATTAGTACCTATACTTGATGGTTTTTCAGTATCTGATGAACCATCATTATTTTTAGGATCAATAATATTATCATTTACATCAAGGTTATTAAAACCAGGCATTAAGGAAAATATTTTATTTGTTTGTGAACCATCAACTCTTTTCAATCTATATAAAACTCTCACATCAGCAGAAGGAGGTTTAAATATACCCATTATTACTTTAAGTGAAGTTGCTGGACTTTCAAGATTTATTATTTTTGTTAAGTAATTAAAATTATGAGGGTCTTCTTCTAATAAATTAGGTCTACTATCTGTTCTATAATCTGAAATAGGGGCATTTATTCTTCTTGTAGTTGCAGTTAAATTACTATTAAATACATCAACAACTGGAGATACATTACCATTATCAGTTTCAAGAGTAAATTCTAATGTAAATGATTTAGCACCAGGTAATTCTGCCAACTTTGAATCTTCATTTACTTTAGATGCAATCATCCTTGGTGTTTCAAATAGTGTATCATTGTTCAAAGATATAAGTTCAAAACCTTTATCAACAAAAGATGGTTCATTACCATTAATACTGCTGGCAGACGTTGTTCTTACTTTTGTTTCTATAAATGTATCTTCAAAATTAGTTGTTTGTACATTAGGAGTTATTGATTCAAACATAATGTTTTGAGATGCTTTTACCTCACTACCACCGACAATTTCATCTTCTGTAAAATACTTGTTTCCAGTAATTTTAAGAAAATATTGATCTAATGTAATTTTATCAGATATATTATTAGTAACATTAGCAAAATTATGAGTGGTGTTAATTTTTCTGAGAGAAACACCAGCAATTTCATATTTTGATATAGGAGTATCGGCATCATAAGTTCTTGGTATAGAAAAATCTACACCCCTTGTGTTTATACCAGTAAGAGTATTTTCACCAACACCTGTATATGATATTATTTCTTCACCAATCAAAGCAAGACCAGGATTAGTTGTTGTTACTTGTGATCCTTCAAAGAAATTAAAATTAATAGAACTACCAACACTAATATTTTCAAAAGAACTTGCTGCAAATCCGACAGTTATTTTTGTTGAAACTTTATCACCAGTAGCACCATTTATTTCAACAGTATTATTACTCTGATGCATACCATGATTATTATGCAATACTCTAAAATGAAGTCCATCATTTTGATCTGTATTTACATTATATGATTTTGGAATTAAATGAGAAGTTGTAACTCCGTAACCTAATGATGAATCAAAATACTGTATGGGATTAGTTAAATCAAAATCTTCTCCACTGATATTTGTCAAACTAAAACTATTCACAGAAGTCACTAGTCCTACAGTCAATAAAAGATCTCTTCCTAATGTATTGTCACCAAGAGTTGCTGTGAGTGTGTCTCCAACTGAGTAAGCAGTGCCAGTTCCCACAACTGCAATACTATCAATAGTTCCCCCTGAAACAGTTACAATTCCAGTTGCACCAAACCCATCCCCTGTTAGTGTTGTAAAATTGACTGATTCAAAAGTTCCATTTGAGTATCCTATTCCTGCATTTGTTATATTAAGACCTTGATGATCACCACTTAAAGCACCATTTAATGATTCAATAAAACCACTTGCAGTAGTGTTATTCTGTAAAACTTTTCCACCAATAATATATTTGTCAGTATAATCTGTAATAGCAGAAGTTAATCCTATATTTGCTTTTCGAGAGAATACTTCAATTGGATTAGGAATTAATTGATTTCTATCTGCAAAAGTATTAAGTTGTGCGTTGTACATCCTAAATGATGCAGGGCCTGGTGAAAATTGTGCTTTCCTTGCAGTAAATTTTATATCATCAGTTTGAGTAGGAGTGTATGTTGAAGCATTTTGCGATTTAAATAATGTGCCTAGTGTAGGTTGTTTATCTATTATGATATTTGCAGTATCAGCAGACATTGCTGTAGATACCTCAACATCACCTACACGAGAAATCCATATATTATATTCATCAGTATCTGTTATTAAAATATAAACATATTCACCTTGCTGTAAATAAACAGGACTATCAAATGTAAATGTGGATGGTAGTGTTCCATCTATTGAAATTTCTATATTATTTGGTTCTAATGTAGTGCTTCCAAGAACAATATCAGTAGGCACACCATTCTCCATTGTTCTTATCTGCAACTCTACAGGTAATTTTTTACTTTTAGTTAAAAAATAAAAATCAACAGAAGTAATAAAGCAGCCTGGAGTATCATACACAAAGAATGATTGACCTAATGCGTCTTTTCTTGAATTCGTTTTACCAGTGCTGCTTGTTTCTCTTCTCATTTTTTTTATAGTTATTTAGAGACTAATTGGGGGTTTAATCAATTAGTCTCTGTTCCTACTCCTTCTTGAACCACTAGACCTAGACCTTGAGGATCTGCGATTTTCCCTACTTCTTCTTTGCCTTTCACGGTATCTTCTTCTTCTTTCTTCCCTTCTTCTATTAGAAGGTCTTGGTCTCGCAGGTACGGGTTTTGGTTTTGGTTTTGGTGTAACTGGAGTTGGAGGTGTAGGTTTAGGAGTTGGTGGAATTGGAGATGGTTTTGGTCTTGGTGCTGGTTGTATAATAGTCTCAGTGACTTTCCTAATTTTAGTAATATTAATTATTACTATTGGTGGTGGTGGTTCAGGTATTGGTGGTGGTGGTGGAAGTGTTTTTCTCTCAATGATAGTTGTTGTAACTATAGATCCCTTAGACAAGAAGTTTGAAATTGCTGAACTTGGTGATGGAGACAACACTTCATCAATAGATCCAACTGCTTCTAAAGTAGATGATACTGTTACTTGATTTGTTCCATTAGAGAAACTAAGGAATTTATCATTAGGTATAAAAATACTTCCCGATACTGTGCCTTTATCATCAGTTATTAATCTTATATTTTTTACTGTGGCTTGTGCTCCACTCGTTTCTCCAACTAATTTCATCCCTACTTCAACAAAACCACTGTATCTTTCATCGGCTTTGCTATTCAGACTATTAATATCAACATTAAGAATTTCAGTTGTATCACTGTAGGATGAAGATAATCCAACATTTGGATTGTATGGGTTTACTGAATAAAATGCAGTAGGATTTAGATATGGTCCGTCTTTATGATTTGGTGTTGCTAATCTAAACCTTATTCTTTTTCTTCTTTGATGAGTGTTTATTGAAGTAACAACTCTTTTATTACCTTGACTAAAAGTATTACAGGGAGTAACTATATTATTTAAAACCAAACCTGAGACAGTCTCACCCGCTATAAATGAACCTGAGATAGGTGTGACTTCAAGTAATTTGGGTGTAGTAAGTTTTCTTCTCTCTGACATGTCAACTCTAGAGAAGAATGTAAAGAATTTTGTACTTGGTTTTAATCTCGTACCAGTAAATGATATATTCTGACTCCTCATGTTGGGTATAGCAGAAGTAGAACGTCTTGTTAAATTTGCACCTGTAGTTGAGTAACCACCATCTTCTCTAGTCACCCTCTGTTGAGTAAATGTATCTGATGTAGGATTTAATTTCAAAATTCCTTTGTAAGCAATAACATTAAATGGATTTAAATTAATAGTTCTGCTTGCAAATGTATTTTTTGCATGTTCAACTTCTTGATACTTCAACATTACAAGATTATCTTTTTTAGTGATATCATCCGATCCTAAATCTGTTACATAACGAGGATCTACACTTAAATCAGCTGCACCTCCTATTCCTATAAGTGCATTGGATCCTATTAAAAGATCAATACTATCAAAATTTCTCTTAGGTCCTAATACTGAACCAGCTTCAGTATTGTATAAGTCATTGTTAATTTCTATACCACTATCATCTTGTACTTCAAAAGTTGTAAAATTATCAACTACAAATCCTGATTTGAATCTATCAAGACCTGTAGATGGATCTTGCATAACAAGTGATTCTGTTTTATTTTCAAGTAATGTAAGTGACGTAAATTCTTCTAAATTTTCAATACGATTTTCTAAAATACCAATGTCTGACATCGTGTATCTTTTATTAGATCTATCAACAATTGTAATGTCAGTATTTACATCATACACATATGGTTGATACGTAATTTCTGCTAATTCAAACTGATTTTCAGGTGCCTCTGGTCTTACAGGTTTTCTTCTAGGTGTTCCTGTTGTAAATGTAAATTCTCCATCTTGATTTAAAAATAATCTATCAATTCTACCAACATAATAACTATAGTCAAAAACAATATTTTCATCTGTGACTAAGACATTAGGGACAGATTGACCAGACCCCCCAAAATTTCTTGATGACCATTCAAATGGTGATAATGAACCAGAATAATCTGCTACTCTTGGTCTAAAATCTACAACATCGCTATTCCTTATATTATCAAAACTTAAAAGTTTATCATACAATGTTCGATCATAACTATTGGCAGTTATTAATTCTCCAGTATCCAAAGAATTAATTATAAATTTGTCAAAATATATTTTTAATTTTTTAGATGGTGTTGCTGTTTTTTCTCTTCTTATTAATCTAGAAAAATCATAAAATTCATCTCTTTGACCATTATCAACATAAAATGAATCTCTAATATCTTTATCACCAGCAGAAATACTACTAATAATTGCAGTAACTCCACTCTCAACAAAAGTTACTTCTTCATTTAATATAAATTCATGTTCATTTTTAATAAGATATAATACGTTAGTTGTTCCAGATTTTTCAAGTACAAGTCCAGCAGAACCAGATACGCTTCCAATAAAAATTTCACCTACTAATACATCCGAAACATTATTATTAGGACCACTAAAAGTATTAAGTGTAATCGTAGGAATTGTTGGATCAGTAGATGATGAAGATTCAAATACTGCATGTACCTCTAATACATCAGGAACATTAAGTGATATTTCTTTATCTTGAACTCTTAAACCATATATTTTTGAAAAAGTTAAACCATCTTGTATTGATGTCGATACACCTGAATATGTAAGATTTGATTTATCTACAACTAAAGATGAGCATCTTTTTAGTACTTTATTTTTTGACTGTACTTTTGATTTTTGCTGTGTAGTTATTACAACTATATTGTTTTTTGACGCATCTAAACCACTGATTGTTACTCCCTTACCACCGTTTGTAAGTGCAAATTGATCAGAAGTTAAATTTTCAATAGTGCCATCTTCATAAAATATAGAATATCTCTCAACGTCAAATCCAGCATATACAAATTCTGTGCCACTTAATGAGTCTAAATCTAACACACCTAATGTATTTGTTGTTTTACCTCTTTGTTCTTTTTTTACGAATATATCTGATATAGTTAAATCAACTGATTCTATATTTTTATCAGGTAATGGTGCATATAAAAAACCACTATTTGAGTTTTTTACTATTGTAGATAAAACATTTAAACCTGAAATATTAAGTTCAAGTGGTATTGGTAAATTTCCTTTAGCAACGCCAACAACATCTGCAACTGCTTCTAAGGTCATACTTTGAGCAGTTGGACTAACAGTTTTTACTTTATTGTATACTAATCCCTGAGAAGAACCATATGATACAATATCACCAGTTTTTATACCAGAAGTCCATCCACCACCTGTGCTTGTGATTGTTGATATTGCAGGAGAACCAGAACCAGGTGTAATGTTAAATGATTGACCACCAAAATTTATTTGATTTTTTAAAAGTGTATCAGCACTAAATGTTTGAACTCCAACTTCTTGTCTTATAGATTTAATATCACGGATACTAAACTCAGTAATTTTTGTTATTATTCTCCCATTACTGATACCATCTACACTTATTTGCTCGTCAACAGTAAAATCTCCAGATGTTTGATGTAATGTAAGTATTTTTCCACTTACACTTCTCAAAAATCCTCTCGCTCCAGATCTTTTACCTTGAATTAATGCTGGTGCTGAAACTGATAATGTTTCATTTAATGTTATCTCAGTATCCGTCTCTACATCAAATAAGAATAGATCAAAAACCGAAGCAGCATTTGAGTATGCAGAGTCAGTTAATTTAAAATCATATACTCTTGCTCTACCTATCGATTGTCCTGCTGGTTCGTCACGATCAGTGCCCAATCTATCACTACGAAGATCTACATAACCTGTAGTGGCAACACCTACACTTGCCCCTCCATATACATTATTAACTTGAAATCTATTTCCTGCTTGAAATGGAATACTTTGACTGAGAACAGTTTCAGTAGTTCTTGGTTTTGGAGCATCAAGAAATTTAGTAACTTTTGTGTCAATTTCAAATCCTTGTACAAAAGCAGAACCTGATTTTACAGAGAAACATAAAAGACCATAATCTGGATTATTACCAAAATCAGTTGGTTCATTTGCAAAATATACACCGAATTGTGAATGTCTATCATTTAATGATTCCCTTGGTTCAATTACAAATTTTCTTACATAATAATTTCCACTTTCTTTAAAAGTTCTTCTTGCTAATTCATCTGCAAAAACATTATATTGTGTTTGTGTATTAATTTCCTCTATAAAACCTTCATCAAATCTAACTAGTTCAATAAAATTTTCATCTGTATTGCTAGTAGGATCTTTTTTTGCAAGTTGAAGAGATATCTTTAATCTATCAGCACCTGGTGCAGAATAATTTGAAGAACCAGTAGCATTATCATATAATGATGAATCGTTAACTGATGTGACTATTTCTTCTTTAACAATAAAACCAATCTTATAAGATGGTTCATTTGAATATTGATCTAATAAAATAGTTTGATTTTCAACAGCAACAAAATAACCTCTTACATAATAAACTCCTTCTGCAACTGAAACAGATGATCCTGTTCTTATACAATCCTCACTTATAGTTGTAGCAAAATCGGAACCTGCTTCAATAGTAGTATTTCCATATTCAATATTTGATAAAACAATTAAATTTTCACTGTCTAAAAATTGTGTTTCTGTAAAATCTATAGTATCTGATTGTTGATACTTAATATAAAGAGTTGTTTTATTTTCAAAAGAATCTTCAGCCGCTAAAACTTTTTTAACAACTGCAGTTATTCCTGATTCTGCACCCTGTATTTCTAATCCAACTAATTTATCATAGTATAATTCTACAGGAACTCCGAAAAATCTTGGTTCTATAAGTACACAAAAATACTCATTATCATAAGAAACACCACCAGGTATTACAACTGATCCATCTCTGAAAAAGTGTTCTCCAAACTTTGATACCTGATCCTGTAATATTGATTGTAAAGTTGTAAGTTCTCTTGCTTGAACAGGAGTTCCAGGTTTAAACAAAACTTTGCTAAAATTCTTAGATGGTGTAAAATCATCAAAGTAAGGATTAACATTTAAATTTGTGTTTAATGACATGTTTTAAAACTCTACAATAATTTTTATATCTTCTCTTTGATTTAAAGCTCTCGTAACTTCTGGGCGATTATCAATGTAAATAATTTCTCCTGAGTATTTTTTAATTTCTGGGTTTGCAAGACCTTTTGTTAGTTGTTGACCAAAATAATATGTTTGAGAATTTATGGTCGTAGACAAACCAGTAAAACTAGTATCAATTTCAACTGTTTCAGTTCCTGAAGTAGTTGTTACGATAATATTGGTCGATCCACCTATATTAGGTTCGCTCGTAAATCTATTTAGACGGTATCCAAAGGTTGGTTTATCTCCAACAGAATTATTTGTTGATACACTTCTATCTTGCCAATATCTCATAAATTTTGATATTGGATCATAAGATATAATTTTTCCTACAGCAGTTGATCCTACACCTATAACTTGAGTTATATCACCATTTACTTGAACATTCATAGTAGTGGTCGCTGCACCAGTTAATCGCAGTCCGTACACTCCTGAAGCAGAAGATGATGTAAGTAAATTTGTTGTGTCATTTATTAGAGGATTTTTTATAATACCAATACGAGCAAACTGATTTCCTATAGGAAAATCAGGGTTTGTTACATCACTATTTTCAATTCTTGAATAAATTAAAACTTTATTTGCACCTAATTCCTGATATACATCAGCACCATGTCCTCCCTGTGGTGGTATTATCACAGAAAATTCTGCACCAGATCCTGTCACAACTGAATCTAAATCAAGAGTACCGAATGTATAATTTGATCCTCCGTTAGTAACCTGAACATCAGTTGGTTTACCGTTTAAAAATGTGACTGATGCTTCTCCGTCATACCCATCACCTCTTATAGGAACATTATTTTTTGTACCATTGAATTGGTATGAAGCAGTTGCAGTATCTTCTATTACTATAACTTCAATTTTTCCATTTACAGCTACACTCCTTACATCAGAATTATTATCAGATGTTAGATAGTCATTGGGAATTGAAATATAATCTTCCGTATCAAATTTTATAATATCACTTGGTTTTATCGTATATAAGTATTTCCAAATATATCCATCTGATTCAAGACGTGGTTGTAAATCAGTATGTGTAGGTTCCTCTAAAGATGGAATACCTTTATTATTATTTGTAGGGTTAGTACCGTTAAATATACAGACATAAACTCTAAAATCAGAATTTAAAACATAAAAATTTGCATTATATAAACTTGGTGAATTTGTTTGAGGACTTAAATTGTTAATATTATAATCATGACGATACATTTCAAAAATTGTACCTGATGACCATGATATTTTTTTTATAACCCTTACTACGTCTGTATCATTTATTTTTTTTGCTGATATTAAAGTATCGTAAATGTCGTTATAATTATCAAAATTATCTATAGGATCTGGTGTATTAGTGTTCCAGTCAGATGCAATATCAGTTGCATTTGGCAAACCAATAAATGAATAATAACTATTTGTGCTTGTAGAAACACCCGCTAAAAAATTAGACGCACTTAGAACTCTTAATTGATCAGTTATGATCGCTGGCATTACTTTCCGACTTTTTCATTTATTTATGTGTAATCCAAGAGAAGTTTTTCTACTCTTTGAATTGTGGGAGCAGTTGAAAGACCTACTAGACCATTAAATGTGTGAGCAGTAAATGCTAATCCTGATGCACCACCAGTAAATTTTGCCCAACTAAATGATCCGTAATTGTCATTAAATCCAGAACCAAGTCCCGCAGTATTTAGATTGTGAGGACTTTGAACTTCAACAAATACTCTGACAGACTGACCTGAACCCACATTGTCATGATGTCTGACTTGATAAAGAGTATCTAAATTAGTTGATGTAAATCCAAGTGTTGAAACACCAGTATTAATCATGGACGTTACTCCTCCACCTATGTTTGAACGTGAAACTAAGAAATAATCGCCTGTTGATATTCCTGATTTAGTAACTCCTCCGAATGAGTTTTCTCTTAAAACTGAATTTGAAGGAATGTAAAAATTAAATTGAAATCCTTTAGCAGTTGTGCCAATACCAATAATTGTCCCTTCATCACCCTCGACTGAAACTGAATCTATAATTTGAACAGGATTAGTGGTTGTAGTAGTGCCATATCCAGAGTTATTTTTTTGATCATCAACAATTCTAATTCCAAATGATTGATCTTCATCAACTTTAGTAAATCCAAGACTACTTCCACGAGCATAAAAAGAAACATCACCAACTCCTATACTTTTTATTAATTGAGTTGCAGGTTGTATTCTAGAAGCGTAAAGATCTCTACCTTTTCCTATCTTATTACCCTCAACAAATTTATCTTCCTGTTGTTTAGTCCATGTTACAGGTCTTAAAGGTGATGTTTGTGCTGATATTCCCTTTTTAGTATATAAAGTAGTTCTTAATGTATCTCTTCTTTGTATTCCAAGAACCACTCTTGCTTCTTGATTTGTTGGTATAATTTGCTTACGATTTTTTTCGATAGTTATAGCATCACCTTTTTTTATAGTTTGTAAAGCAGTTGTTGTACTAACATCATCATCGGTGCCTCGGTAAAATAAAACTTGCAAAGATGATCCAAAAACTGGTGCTTCAGTAAATTCTATTCGTGTACCACCATCAAAAACATACGATTTACCAGGTTGCTGAAGTACATCATTTATAAAAATAAGAAGAACATCTTTGACACTTATTAAAGATCCAGTTTTATGTTCTATACTTACGGGGATACGATTTTCGGTTAATGTAAATATTTTTTTACGACCATCAAATTCATTTGAAAAATCATCAAGAACTTGGAATTTTCCTAAAACCCACCCATTGAAGGTATCATCAGCAGTTTTTTCAACAGTAAATATGGCGTTTTTAAATGATGATCCTATAGAGGTCACGGTAGGAATACCTGTAAGAACTAATTCTTCACCTACTGTGAATCCATATCCTATATTTGTTAAATTATAAGAAGTTATACTCAACCCAAAACCAATCTCTACTGATACGGACGCTCCCACTCCAGTGCTTGAACTTAAAAGAATTTTATCATCATAGGGAACGGGATCATCAAAAATGACTTGTGGGGGATCGGTAAATGTATAACCTACGCCAGGTGTATTGATAAAAATATTTTGAATGAATCCGTTTGCAACTGTAAATGTTCCAGCAGCACCAGTTGTTGAACTTCCTTTTTCAATATTTAGTCTGTAAGTTGTATTTGGATTTGTATAACCTCCTCCAGAAAATCCCATTGCAACAGTTATTGTTCCAAAACCAGATACAATTGCTGTACCGACACCAGTTTCTCTTTTTTGATATCCAAATCCTTCTGAATTTCCTAATGATACAATTAATCCTTTTCTTGGAAGTTTATTTGCATTAACATCTTTTATATCAATAACATCACTATTATTACCAGTAAATGAAATAGAGGTAATACCAGTTGATGTTCCACCAATAAATTTATAATCAGTCTCTGGTTTTTGGAAAATATTATTAATAAGTATTACACCAAAATCAGAAGTAATACCAGTGGTATTTACACCAGAACTTTTGATTGTAAATGTTTTTGCTATTCCAGTAAAGTTTTGAGAAAGATCGTCAATTAAAATGTTGCCAGTATAATCACTTCTAGTAAAAACTCTACCTTGAAAAGAACTTCCTGAAGTATCAACAAAAAGTAATTTATGAGTACCAATACCAGAGGATGTTAATGTAATTGCAACACCAACTAAAGAATCTGTTTTATTTTCTGCAAAAGAAAAATTATTGGTTCCATTCTTTATGAGAAAATAATTTCTATTGGAATCTAATGGAGTTGGTGGATTTAAAGATTTAAATCTTATTTCTGTGCCTGTTTCAAACTTGTCTGTAGGAGTTGAGAAACTATTAGTTGAAACATTCACCGCACCAGATTGTACACCAACTGTTATTTTCTGACCCCCAAAAGGTGATTCTTTAAAATTTAATTGATCACCTATAATATTATAATCACCCACCATTAATTGAATAGTATCACCTGCTCCGTGATTTTCTTTGTTTGTTCCCATCCATTCTCTATCTACTAAAGCATCATTTGTGACACCGTTATATCCAATAACTTGTATTTTTAAAATCTCATCATTTATTTTAATAATATCATTAGCGTTAAATCCTCCAATATCGTGAAAACGTACCACGTTATTAAGAACTCGAACAACAGTGGTTGCAGCACCTACTCTTTCTACGATAGGAGATTGTATTATATTATCAATGGCAATTATTGCTTTTGTATTTGTTTTTCTTGCTGTCAACGTATGAGTCACACCTATTCCAACAGTTGTTAAACCTATGACAATACCATCTTTTGCATTTTGAAAATTTGCAGCAAGAGAAATTTTATTCTCTGAAACTTTTACAGCATAAACTGATCGAGGTAATGTAGTTGCACCTCCAACACCAGAACTATTGTGATCAATTCCTATTGCTTCACCAAAAGTAAAATAATCTAATTGTTCCCCTGTTCTAAAAAAATGATTAGATAATGTGATTGTATTTGCGGTCAATCCAACCTTTGATGTATCAGAACCATCAAATGTTTGCTTAAATATTTCATCTCCAAAATGTTTTATATCAAACCTACGTCTAAAACTTTTCGCAGGTTCATTAAACTGTTTATTGATTGATCCTAATGTAAAATTAAAAGACATTATGGTAGTGTAAAGGTTGTGTTATCGGCAACCGAATCTGGTTTATCAATTCTTATTTCTGAAACTCTGCAAATATAATTTTGTCCTGACTCTGGCAAGAACTTAATTACAGAATTTGGTGCAGAAACATCTATAACAGTATTTACAATGTCTCTTCTTGATGTGGTTGCAGTAGAGACATTTCCATACTTGTTATAATTAGCAGTTGCCTCATACGAATTGTTTGCCATGTGGAAGAATGAGACCTGATTTTTTGTTGTGTTTTCTATCTGAACAAGATATTTTGTTGAATGGAAGTTTGTATATGGAACTGTTGAAATAACCGTCTGAGTAGGTGATGAAGATGCAGATATTTCAGTTCTTTGTCCATCAAGTTGCGTATCACCTATTTCAAATTTAGTGCCAGGTATTCCAGTTGAAACAGTAGTTGCATTACCCACACTGGTTGTATAACTGGTTACGGTGACTCCATATCCTGCTTTCGGAGTAAATTCTAGATTGCAACTATTTGTATTTGTACCAACTCCTAAATTTAAAGTGAGAGTTCCAAGACCGACATTAGATTCTGATGATGAATATTTTATAAAGGAAACTGTTGTACCAATACCGACCCAAGAAAATTCTGCTAAATTTTTATCACCTGTAGTTGCACCCACGGCAACAAGCATTACACCACTTTTATATTCATTAAATGGAAATGATTGAATAACAGATGTTGTAGTGACACCTGACGCTTCAATATATGTTGCAAAACCAACTTTTTTGATATTTCCATATGAAGTTGTACCAACTCCCACTCCAGTAGATAAAGATTCTTTAAAAAATGTTATATCATATGTGAACGCAGTATTAAACGGTGTGAATAATACAGATATTTCATCATTAGTACTGCTATATTCTGCACTAAATTCTCCTAAATCAAATTTGTCAGATAAGTCTGAATATTGACTTGTAAACACTTTTATATTTGTACCAATACCTGAATGAGAAACTATAAATTCTGTATATTGTGTTTCGTTAAAAGATACGCCAGAATCAACATCAAGAACAATTTGAGCATAATACTTAGTTGCAACAATCCCTTCTCCTGAACCTCCACCATCAGCACCACCTGCAAACGGACCAAAAGAATCTAATTCTATAATTCTTATTAGATCAGGATCTGAGAAAAATTGTGGTGATATATCATCTATTTCAAGCACTCTATTTGATTTACATAATAATGATGATCCAAACCTTGTAGAGTTAAATACAACTTCATTAGATTTTTCTTCTTCACTATCAGTAATCTCACGAACTAAATCAAAATCATGTTTTTCATAAATTTTTCCAAGTGATTCCAATATAATTTCATTTTTTTGAATAGATGATCCACTTGTTGTTGCACTCCCGACAAGAGGTTTTGAATTTATTTCAAGATCTGAATGTTTTTTATAACCTGATATATGTGCTAATGAATCAACTGGTTCTGACCAACTACTAATACCTACTTTACTTTTCAATGAATAAGCAAAATTTTGATAATAATCACTATCTTGTATTCTTTGGTAAGACTCACTTGGTTTGCCTGAATCTGATTCCCATGAATATGGTTTTTTGACTGATGTAACTATATCAAATTCACCAAAATATTCTTCCATGAATACAATTACACCAGAAGATCCAGAACTACTTCCTGTTATCAAATCCCCAACATTAAATCCATTCAAACTATCTAATCGAAGAGTATCAGTTAATTTTTCTTTTGCTCCTGAAACATTTGTAACTGCATTCAAACTTCTTACTTCCTCTCCAGCAAAAAATTTACTTTCTTCAAGTTCAATATCTAATGACGCTAAAATATTTTTATTTACAACAGAACCAAATAATTGACCATCATGTGTACCAGGATTTTCATTTAAAACATATTTGATTGTTGCCTGATCTTCATTACTAAAATTTGCATTAGCTTCAGTAACAGTGAAAAATTCATATCCATAATCAGATGAATTATAACCATTTCCTGTTGATACACCAATGTTCTCTACAAATATTTTGTCTCCTACAGAAAAAGGTAATGGTAAACTTGTAGTAAAACCTCCTGTTGGGGTTTTTAATCTTAATGTAACATTTGGATTAGAGTAAGTTGCACTTATAATTCCAACACCATTAGAATTATTAAGTAATACTATTCTATTATCTGTTGCCCTAAAATTAGATCCAGAGGACACAACTGTGACATCACTAACAGCACTTGATGAAAGATTTGCCTGAAGTGAAACATCTTTGACAAGATTTAATTTATCATCATAAACAATAAGATCAGGTGGAGTAAGATAATTTCTACCTGTAGATCTGACACCAACTGATTTTATTTGAAAATTATCTTTAAGTACTACTAAATTTGGAACTGATGCTATTGGTTTTAAAGTTCTATCGGACGGATAATCATAACCAAAATCAACTATTTTTACTTCTTCTAGAGCACCTATTTCATTTGATAACGATATTAAAACCGCACCATTGCCTGTTGTAGATGCAACAGAAATTTTTGGTTCTAATTTATATAAAGAACCCTTAGTTGTGATCTCTATATCATCTATTGGTCCTAAAACGCTACTTGAACTCGTAGTGTACTTAATTTGTGATTCACTGGTGTATCCAACTCTTTCTGGTGTATTTCCTAAGAAAAAATTAAATGTTTTATCAGTAGTAGAAGTTATAGAGTGACTTCCAGAGAATTTACTATTATCAATTATAATTTTATTGTTATCTTGTATATTTTCATTTATTTCAATTCTTTTTAATTGAGGTTGTAAAGATAAAATTTTATAGTATAATATTTTTGGTAAATTTTCTGTTATACTTAAAGTAGTTTTGGATGATGTAATGCCAGGAGATAATTCTTTTGTAACCTCTATTGTCGATACTCCCGATCCAACAAATTTTCTTGTAAATTGAGGATCTTCATAAAAATCTAGTCTGGTATTTAATAATGAAAAGTGAGATGTATCAAATATTAATTTATCTCCAAAAGTAGCATGAATAGGTGGATTTACGGAACTTCCTACTGAGATATATCTTGTACCAGAATTCCAAGTTACTTCGACAGTGCTGCTTGCAGATGACACAACATCAAAATGCACATCATCAAGAGGTTTTAAACCATGAGTTGAAGCAGTAGAAACAGTTACTTCAAAGGTTGTTACATCACCTGTTAGTACATTTCTTACAGTTGAAAATTTTTGAGAATTACCTAATCCTATATTTGTTGTATCTTGATAAACAAGAGGTGAAAATTTCAATTTATCAAATTCATTATCTATTTTTGATCTTTCTGTAACTAATCCAATAATATCTTTACTAATAACTTGTACAAATAATCCTTTTCTAGGTAATAATTTATCAAATTGTATGGCTTCGTTTACTGCTCCAAAATGTGCAATTCTTAAATTTTGATCAACTGTTTGTGGATCATAAACTATTTCTTCACCATGTAGAAATGGATGATCTTTTAATAAAATTCCACCAACTGGTATATTGATACTTTGGATTGAATTTCCAGCACCAACAAACGTCACAGTTGATCCGATTCCAGTTTGATTATTTTGAATCGAAGTTGTTCCAAAACCTACTGAATTTGTAGGATCGAAAAATACAGATTCATTAAGTGTCGTAGTTGCACTTATTGGTCTGTCTAAATTAAAAGAAAAACTATTTTTTAATTTTATTATTGGTGAACCAAAAGTATGTGCAGCACCTGCAGTCCCGTTTTCTCCCTTTGTAAATGTAATTTTTTGATTTAAAAAATCTAATTTTATAACTTTTAAAACTTCATTATCAATTTGAACTAATTCATCTACATTTAATACATCTATATTATTTGATATTGTAACTGTAGTTGTAAGACCTACTGTATCGGTAATTGGAGTAGTTAAAAAATAACGTTCAATAGGGACATCTATGTTAAATCCCCCTTCTAACTCAGAAAAAGCACTATCTGATATATTAGATATTACTGCAGGAGTTTGATCCTTAAAACTATTAATTCCTATAGTTGAGATACCAACTACTCTTCTAGAATCTACAACAAAGTTTACATTAGGTATTGTTGTTGAAGTTGTAACAATATTTGTAGCAGCAACACCAATAACTTCTTTTACTTTTCCAGATGCACCAAAACCTCCTGTTTTTGAATTATCAAAAATTAATCTATCACCTGATTTATAATTTGATCCCGAATTTACTATAATTATTCCATCCTGCTCTACTGATCCTCTTTTGACACTTTCTATATTTGCTTGATTTACTACATATCTAAATGAATTGGAAATAAACTCATAATCCCTTATGTTATAATATGCAGTATTTCTTATTGACCCAAATTTATTAATATCAATAGTTTGATCTGAGTTAAATATAAAATTAAATGGATCTGGTCTTGAATTATATGTTGAACCTATTATGTAAGGAAATAAAGGATCTCTGTAATCTTTAAATGGACTACTAAGTGATTTATTGATAACGTCCGATAGAGTAGTGTAGTATGCATAAACACCATTAGGAAATTCTGGAGTTACTGCAAACCTTCCATTATGCTCATCTAAATCTCCTATACCTTCAATGTATGTAAAATCCTCTACAAAAAAACCAGGTTCAAATTCAGATATTGTAGGACCTCCAATTCTTTGACCAGATAATTTTACATAACTTGGTCTTAAATATTTTAAATTACCTACCCCATCAGTCCTTTCAAATGCATAAGGTCCATATATTGGATGTCCATCATATGCATAACCCACTATCCCTGAGTGAAAACTATTAGTTGCACTAGGTTTCACATAATCAAATAATTTTCTTGATAAGTAATAATTTACATAAGGATATCCATAATCACTGTTTTTAAAAGACTCATAAAAACCGTCATCATCTTTTACATCACCTAAATTTGCATATCTTTGTACTTTGTTTATTGTCCATTTTTTCAAATTTGCTCGTAATATTGCTCCAGAACCAGTTGTTCTTATTTTTATTTTTGTTTTGCTAATTGAGTATCCTATACCTTGAGTAATTACTGTGACTGAAACAACTTTACCATTAGATATATTTGCCAGTAATTTTGCTGATGAACCATCACCTTCAACTATTAAGTCTACTGGATTAAAATAATTAAATCCACCAAATTTAACAATAACCGAGTCAATTTTACCATTTATTATTACAGGTTCAAATTGTGCCTCTGAACCAGTTATTTCAACTACATTTGGTCTAAAATTATCATTAATTATTTTTGATCCATAATTATCACCAGATTCCTTTACAAACACTCCATCAATTACTCCCCTTGCAATAAGTTTTGCTGTAGCAGGGGATGTTGTTATACCCTGTGATCCACTGATAGAGATTTCTAATGGTTTATAGTTAAATGAGTGTATTCCACTCCCTAATGATGTTAATCCTACATAATCAGATCTATCTGTTGATATTGAAACTCTAAATTTATTTTCATTAATTTTGATGCAATAATAATCAGTTCCAACACCAACTCCTCCTACGCTAAGTCCAGTAGTGTTGTAATTTAGTATGTCTCCGTTTTCATATCTGTGATTTGGAATTATAAACTCATCTCTAAACGTATTAACTCCAACATTACCACCTTGATTATTAAAAAAGGTCTCTCTATTGTATAAATCAGTTGAACTTATAAGATTTACACTATCAACTACATTTCTAAAATTTTTACTTGTAAAACTTTGAACCCCTCCACCATTCGTAGATATTCCAATTGTCCCAATACCTAAAACTGCTTCAGATTTTAATCTTGCAAGAGATATAGTAAATGGATCCTTTACTATTGCAAAATAAGGAGAATTATTTTTTAAAAATAAATCATTAGAATTTTCAGAGGTATTAATTCCTATTTCAGTTGTTCCACCAGAATTGTATGTGATTTCTTCAGTATTTTTTAAACGATGAGGTTGTTTAAATGTAAATTCACTTGATGCTACACTTACTACACCACCAGATGTAGCAGCATCAAATGTTACAACTTCTTGCTTTTGTCTTAATTGTGCTCGTGCAAATGCTTTTCCATTACCTCCAGTTATGACAACATCAGGGACATCAATGTAATCACTGCCATTATCAGTTACAAGAATTTCTGTAATTTTTCCTTTTATTTGTGCTACAACAGATGCTCCTGCCCCCACATGTCCAGACTGTTGTATTGATAATCTAGGTGGATTTATCAAGTCATAATCTGAACCAGTATTTAAAACTTCTACATTTTCTAAACTGCCATAGTATATAACATCACTTGATTTATATGAAAATGCTTCAACACCATTAACAAACATACCCACTCCACCAGGCAATGTTTCAGTTTTTATATTGCTATAACTTGGTATTGAAAATTTTCTTAGTAATCTTTGAGGTCCTATAGATCCAAAACCATTATCATAAGGAAGTAATGTATGTAACCTATTATTTAAAACATCATCATTATTAAAAATTGTTATATATTCTCCTCTTCTTACATTCTCTAATGAAAATGATAAATTAATTAAATTATTATCTACCTTATTAATATAATAAGATTGATTTGTAGTTAATCCTGATACTCCACCATTTTCATTAGGTATATAAATGACATGATCACCACTATTATAATTATGATTTGGTATGAATAATTTATCATAAAATGATGAACTTACACCAATACTGTTAAATACTTTTTCTCTTTTTTGTGGATTTATTTCCCAGTGTGGTAAAGAGTTTGAAGCAACATACAGATCATCACCTGCCGAATATGTATTCTGAACATCAGCAGTAAAACCTAATTTAGTTTTTAATTTTCTTCTTATATAATAAGCAACATTAGGTAAAAGTTGAGGTACATTAAGTACAATAGTTTTGTATGCTATGTTAGCATTTATAATCGTACCAGTTTGAGTGTTATTACCATCAACAACTTCTACCTCATCTTCCTGAAAATATCCTGCTTCTTGTTGTAAAACTACTCTAAAAATATTAGGTGCTAATGTTGTAAAAGACTCAATTGGATTTTTAGATGCAATGTTATGAATCCACGAACTAAATTTAACATCTTTTTTATTTGAACCTAATCTATTAACATTAATAAAAACATCACTTTCTTGACTAAAACCTTCCCCTTTGAAATTATCTATAGCACCAACTATATAAAATCTAACTGGTAAAGACAAATCACCATTTTCATAAGATATTGCTTCATCTCCAGAAATAATAGTAGTTCCATATCCTAACGATGTTGTTAAACCAGTTACATTTAAAAATTCTGTATAAGTTTTACCAGTATAATTTAACGATATTCCGTTTGTAAAAAAAGAACCAGAATTAGCAAAACCTACTGTCGAATCAACTTGAATTATTGACACACCTACTCCAACGGGTAATGTGTTGAATGTTTTATTTGATTGCTTAAATGAACCTACTATTGTATCAGATGATAATCTAATTTTGTAATAAGTTTTATTTGGTAGAACAATATTTTCAACTTCATAGATAGAACCACTTGCGTCTTTTTGTGTAATTGATTGTGACTTAATTTTTTTAGGATCTCCAAATATCAATTCACCTATCAAAATATCATTAACTAGATAATCAGCAGCAGATGGTTTAAAAAGATATTCTTGTGGTTTTACAACAGAAACATCTTCTTCATATAGAACATTGAATAATATTTGGAATGCCTCTTGTGTTCCTTTTGATTTGTAAAAATCTTTTGCTTGTCTTATGAAATTAGACTGACTTAATTTACCTGTTAAATATCTCTCTTCAAAACCAGGTAAGATAAGTCCTTTTAATTTTTTTAAAAAAGTATTCAGAAATGTATTACTTAAATTTTTAACTCTTGATCTATCGGCATGAGTACCAACTCCAGATTTTGTAAAGGTAAGATACTCAGGAGCATTTGTTTTTTGATTATTTTCAATACCACTAAAACCACGAGTACAACCTATAAATGAAGTAGAACCAATTCCTGTATATGTTATTATCTCATCATCAATTTTTAGTAATCCATATTGAGATGGCCATCCATCCGTTGAGTCAACATAAATAGTAGTTTGACCACCATTTGTATATGATGATAATGATGTAAATCCAATTAAATTTTTATTATTGAGATAATTTAAACTTTTATAATCAACGAGATTATCAGCGATATCTGTTGATCCACCTTGAAATTCTTGAGAAATATAATATTGTTTTAAAAAATCTCCAAACAAAGGATTATCAGCGTCAATATACTCAGGTATTTGACTCTGAACTATTTCATGTATTTTTACTTTTGATAATGATGTATCAATCATTAATATCCGCTACTACTTGAATATGATGATGTTGATGATGTTGATGATGTTGAAGTTGACGGTGTTGTTGATGTCGTTGATGTTGTTGATGTTGTCGGGGATGATGATATTGGTTGACTGCTTTCAGAATGTTCTGCACCTGTCATTAAAGTACCATCTGCCATAGTGTGATATTCGCCATAATAAGGAACACCATTGACATATCCAACTAAAAGTGATTCGCCTGTGCTAGTTATAAGAGCACCACGAACTTTTGCTCCATTTGAATAACTAGATTTTGGATTAAATCTAGTACCAGAAACATTTGCACCTGAAGATATTGAATCTTCTAATGTACTAAATGTGCTATTACCAACGTCTAATTGAAGATATAATTCTTTTCTTGCAAGAACATCATTTGATAAAGGTATTGCCTCAATCTCAATTACATTATCTGCTTGAACGGTAGAAGTAATATTGACAGTGTTAATAATAATTTCGCCCTTTTCATAATCAACTGTTCCAAATTTAGTGGAAATAATCTTAATTGATTCTGTATTAGTTTGTTGAAAAAGAAAAAGATTTCCAATTTTAGATCCAGAAACAACTTGATCAGCCATATAAACGGTGCCAACAACCCCAGAAACAGAAAATCCAGTACTCTTGATGTTATAAGAGGGATTACTGTAATAAAATTCGTTATCGTAGCAAAGTTCATATTGGGAAAAGACGTTAACGTTTGCAATTAAATTTCTTCTAATTTTTACTGTTGTTATATTTGATGTTATTGCCGTATTTACTCCATCAATTAATGAAATTACCTTTGAATATTTAAATCTACCGCCAAATTTATTCAATTCTTGACTTTTTGAGTATTGTGTGACGGCATTTACTATGTCACTCTTTAAATTTTCAATATCACCAACAAAATTTGTGTTGTAATAGACAAAACTGTCTAATTCAACGAACAAATACTTCAAATTTACAAATTCTGGCACTATTCCAGCAACGGAATAGTTTTTCAAAGACCTTAAAAGTTGTTTTTTTGTTGAATTTGCTAAAAATAACCCATTTCTTGGTTTTGCTGCGATAAAAACACGTCCAAATTGTGGAGGATTTAACTCTTCCCCACCATATGCACTAACTGATTCAATGTTTGGGTAAATTGCGGGCAAAATTGCTTCATAATCATTTGCTGTTACTGCTCTATTTTGTGCGGAATAGTTTCTAGGTGCATAATTTTTAATACTTTCGACAGTTTCAATACTATCTCCATCACTTGCTTTAGTTAAAACTTGGAGATTAGGTGAAAAATCGGTGATGACAGTGTTTTGATCATCTACAATTGTCCCAGTAAACTCAAAAAATGATGCTCCGTTACCATCTTTACCATTTGTTACTATGTATGAAGATTCAATTATATTTCCAGTACTAAGTTTATTACCGAAAATTCCATCACCAAATAAAAGTTCATATTTTTCATCAGTTGTTTCTTGAATTAAGTATATGTTTGATGTGGATTTAATACCTGCTATGTTATTTACAAGGGTATATTCAGTTGCTGTTGATGATGCATCTGATTCTTTGATTTTTACTCTCAATGTAGAAGTGTCTACACCATTATTTGGAATGACATATCTTTGATTTGCCTGAGATTCATCTACAGTCCAAGATTTTTCAAGATACTGACCCTGAAAAATATCAACGGTACCTACACTTTCACCACCAGCAGATGAAAATATTACTTTTTCTGGTATGGAAAATATAAAATTTGTGTCAGATAGAGGTGAATTAGCAAAAACACCTGGTTGAAAGGTTATTGTAGATGTAGTAGAACTAAAACCACTTATATTACAAAGAACTTTTGCTTTTGCAGCACGTCTTGAACGTGGAACATACCCAATATTTCTTGCTAAAGATACAACATTTTCTCTAAGAGTTGCTGAATCTATAAAAGATTCATTTGCAACCATATTTGTATTGTAGGCAGTTATGTAAGAATTATATGCAAGAAGATTTATTATTACTGATAAATTAGAACCTTCAAAATCATGACCAGAAAAATCACTACTTTGTCTGATATAATCTTTTATTGAAGTTTTTATATCTTCAAAATTTAAATTTGTAAACTGAGTAAGTGCCATTATAGTCTTGTCGTTTCTAAGATGAAGTTAACGATTTGAGGAAGACCTGATAGACCAATGATGTCATATGAAATTTCAACTTCTAAACTGTTCTCATCAGGAGTTGGTTGCACTTTTACATTTTTTAAATTTACTCTTGGTTCAAAATTTGTTATTACAGTTTCAATTTCGGTTTGAATAGGGTCAGTAAAATCTTTTGATGCAAGTTCAAATAAAGAACCAGTTATTCTTGTTCCTAATAAATTATCAAAAAATACTTCTCCTACTTGAATTCTCACCAAATTTTGCACTGAACGTTTGATAGCATCCTCATTTTTTAGAGGAATAATATCATTTGTTATAGGATGACGCTTAAAAGATAGAGAAATATCCTTAAAACCTCTTGATATTGATGTGAGTGGCACCTTGGTCGATCTTATTTATTGATATTTATGACCTTTCCTTCGATGTTTTCCAAAAATAATTTTCTTCATTACCTAAACCATCACGATCATGACCATTTTCTACCTGATAATATACCGTTGATACTTTGAAATCAGGGTCTTTTGGATGTTCTGGTGTAAGACTATTATCATATATTCTCATTCTATTATTAGGGTATAGACAGAACTGTCCATTATCCAACTCTATAAGGTTAGAAGATTTATGTTCAGTAGGATTTTCACTTGTTGAGTAATCTATTGCATCAACGTCTTGATGATAATTATCTAATGTACAAATATATGTTCCTTGTTGTAGACCATAATCTCTTGTCATCACTTCAAAGTGCATAGAACCTATAAATTGTTTCTGAACAGCGACCACACCATAATCCATACAATTCCAAAATTGTAAGTTATGTAGTTCCATATCAGGATCTGGTTTTTCTGGTGACGATAAAAAAGCACTGATTGGTAGTTTGTCATACATCGCTGCATAATCTGGTAGATATGTTTCAAAATAAAATGCACGACCAGGTATTGATTTTGCTGCCACCCAAATTCCTTTTACATATTCTCCGTGTCCGCTTTTGTGATCTGTTAAGTATTCTTTTCTAACCCATACTTCATAAGCGGGTAAGTTACAAATTAGTGCTGCCATTAATCTTCGTCCATTCCTACATATTCAACCATTACATCATCTGGATGTGGAAAACCTTTTGTGTAAAAATCATCCGCTAGATCTTGCGTAATTTCCATCATTTCTTCCTCTGGAACCTTTTCATGAACCAATTCTCCACTGACAAATATGTTGTATTTTTCCATTAAAAATAGTATAATTATCACATGCTATATAGAGCAGTTGAGTTCTTAATTGATGGCAAAAGGTTTCAAGGTGGTAACAAAACCGCCAACTTCTTCAAAGAAGAGTGAGAGTGAATTCAGTATCGAAAAGGCAAGAGAACTAATTAAAGGAAAAGCAATTGTTTTCTGTTTGCCTGGTCGTGGTGTATCTTACACATTCTTGAAAAACTTCGTACAACTTTGCTTTGAGTGTGTACAACAAGGAGCGAGTATTCAAATCTCACAAGATTACTCCTCGATGGTAAATTTCGCACGTTGCAAATGTTTAGGTGCGAATGTATTGCGTGGACCTGATCAAATACCTTGGGATGGCAAATTAAAGTATGATTATCAATTATGGATCGATAGTGACATCGTATTTGGATTAGAACAGTTCTACAAACTATTCTGGATGCAAAAGGACATTGCTGCTGGTTGGTACGCTACAGAGGACGGTAGAACCACTTCTGTGGCACACTGGTTAGAAGAGGATGACTTCAAAACAAATGGTGGTGTTATGAATCACGAAATGGTTGATGGTATACAAAAACGCAGAAAACCGTTTACCGTTGACTATACAGGTTTTGGATGGGTTCTTATTAAAAATGGTGTTTTTGAACATAAAGAAATGAAGTATCCATGGTTTGCTCCGCAAATGCAGGTATTTGATTCTGGAGAAGTTCAAGATATGTGCGGTGAAGATGTCTCATTCTGTCTTGACGCTATAAAAGCGGGATTTGAAATTTGGTGTGATCCTACATGCCGTGTAGGTCATGAAAAAACGAGAATTATTTAATTATAAAACAGTAACTCTGTGAAACTTTGCAAAATGTTCCGCTTGCTCCCATGTATGAACCATAGGTTCACCCCAAATGTTGAGTGAGGTGTTTAATAACACTGGACATCCAGTTTTTTCATACCAACGCTCCAATATAGGTCTTAATACACTCGGTGAATCTTTTGGCACTGTTTGTACCCTCGCAGAATTGTCTACATGCAATGCTGCGGGGATTTCTTTTGGTTTTTTACAATTATAGACATATGACATGTATCTAGACTCTTTTGGCATGTCAAAATAATCTTGTGCATGTTCCTCAAGGATGGCAGGAGCAAAAGGTCTAAATTTATGACGTTTTTTGATTTTATTCATATGTCTTTTCATCTTCATCGTTCTAGGATCGCCTAGAAGACTCCTATTTCCTAATGCCCTTGGTCCAAACTCTGCTTTTCCGTTTGCAATGCCACAGCGTCCGTCAGATAGGAGTATGTCAACGACATCACTAGGGAAACATGGTCTATCGATGTTAAATCCTGTATATGGAGTAAATTTTATTTTTTCTCTAGTAATTAATGCTGCTGCACCGAGAGATCCACCAGCATCGCCAGGATTTGGCATAATCCAAAGATTGCACATCTTTTGTAACTTGCTGTTTGCGACACAATTAAGTGCAACACCACCCCCATAGCAAATATTGTCTGAATATTGTTTTGCGTGTTTAAATATTTTTATCAAAGAGTCCTCTAAAAGAATTTGAGCACATTTTGCGACATTTTCGGGTGTTTTATCTTTTAAATATTTTTGAAAGCGTTGATTTACGCCTCTATGACAATTTGAGTAGAATATATCCTGTAAAATTTCTGTAGTATAGTTATCAGAGCGTCCAAATGCTGCTTGACCCATAAAAATATACTCTTCATCAAGTGGTTTCCATCCTGCCCACTTAGTAAGTGCGGTATACCAGAGTCCTATTGACTTGGGATAGCGATACGACCAAATTTTTTTGTATTTTGCTTTACCATTTATCATTTTTGCCTTCCAAATCGAAGATGTGTCCCATTCTCCGATACTATCAACCACAACACACGCTGCTTCTTCAAAATTACTAGTTTGAAAAGCTGCAGCAGCGTGACAAAGATGATGTGGAAAGCATTTATCAGGTTTAATTGGTAATTTTCTTGGTTTTAACGCTGTTTTAAACTGTCCTGCAAAAAATTGACGTGTTTTTTTCAATAAAGGTCTTTCATAAAACCCAACTTTCTCTTTTGGATCAATAATATAAGGTTTTAAGCAAAGTTTCTTGTCGTGTTTCTTTCTACTCCATCTTTCTGCATGATCCGCATTCACTATTATGCCGTTTTCTATAATACATAGTGCTGCATCATGAAATCCCTCACTATATCCAATAGTCATAATAAATCAAAAGTAATATTTACCATCCAAATCAATGAGGTGATCCCATTCTTCTTTGTTTGGTAGTACTTTATTTAGGTCTACAAAAAAAGATTGCAAAACTATTCTTGGATGGTTGCCAGATTTGTAATAATGCCATGCTTTATCCATATTATTAAAGGCAAACAATCTATTAGGTTTCCATTCTACTTCAACTTCTCTTTTATTTGATTCAAAAGTGGCATTCAGTCTATGATAATCATCATACTCAGAGTCATTTTCACATAATATTGTCCCATATGTTTCATCTGGACTTATGTACAACACATTGGTAAAAAATCTGGCATCATAGTCACAATGCATAGGCATAACATAGTTTGGTGGACATACTGCCCAATGCATAATTTTTTTAACAGGAGAAGGATACCCTGAGTAGAGATATTCAACATCTCTGAACTTGGGCATCATTTTATGAACTACGTTTGCTTCAGGTAATATATCTGTATCACACCATCTTATCCATTTACCTGATGGTGTTAATTTTGGATTTCTATGATACGCCATTAATTCATAATGTGCCATCCTTTTGATTTCTTCCCAACGCTCTTTACTAAGGAAATCATCAATCACCATGTGTTGCCATGGATCAGTGTTAATCTTCTTCTTCATAGATAAATGGATCTTGTTTGCGAAGTTTCCATAATTTATATTCTGTTTTAATCCAACGAATTAATCTTCTCATGTTAGTAAGGGGAAAATTTGTTTCCAATTTGTGCCACGCAATCTATCTAGGTCATCAAGATAATTTAGTAATATTTGATGCATTTTTGGATCTCCTTCTCTCCACATATCACGATGAAGAGTGACACTAACTTCTTTTACATCGTTATTAATGATTTTTTTGATATGTTGAGGTAAATGTCTTGGTTGTAAAAACTCAGGTGTTAAAACTCTATTATACACATCATCTGGTTTTAGTCCATGTCTTTCTAACCAATCAAATGTTTCTTTAATTGATAGTAAAGCGAGTGAGGTAGGAGTAAATGTGGCGGATACATTATCAAAATCAAAAACATTTTTTACAGTACTATGCCAATCAGTTGGGTAACGCAAATAATTATTTACTTCTGCAACCCCATCCATGCTCCATTGAAAACTAACAAATTTGAAGTTATCAATATATTTTTGCATCTTATCTCGTTTCATACAAGTAAAGTTTGAAACATATGCTAAATTTATTTTTTTACTACATCCGTTAGAAATTAACCTATCAAGTAATTCAAAGTGTCCTTTCATCAATGCAGGTTCACCACCACAAAAAGTAATACTGTTGATTTGATCGCTGTGTTTTTCTATATCTGCCAATATCTCATAAAATCTAAATGGATTTACTTTTTTAAAATCTGTTTCAAGTATATTGTCATCCAATTCGAGAAGATCATAATAATCTGAATTTACCTCTAATAATTGTTTGACTCTTTTGTTTCTTGTACTTGAGTCTTCTGGTCTACATCCAACACATTCTAAATTACAATTCATACTATAAATGTTTAATTCCAAATTTATTCCAGTTTCATATTTTCTCATCAATCTGGGTGAGGTTCCTGTTTCTTCTTCTCTTTTTATACATTTACTACAAACTTGTTCTAATAATTCTGTTCTCTCTCCACTTAACATATCTCGTCTTACCTCAGACAAGAAGTCTCCATAAAAATATTCAAAAGGTAATTGCTTTGATGGTTCGTAAATTGTTCTCTTTCCGTTTGGTTTATGTACATTCATCCAACAACATGGTTTGTAACCAGTCTTGGGATTATTTCTAATAAAAGTAAATGGATATGGACAGTAAAAACCTGATTTATTTTCGCTCTTTAAGAAAGACAAGAGATTCTCTTAAACCTCTACAAGGTTATATATGTCAATCAAATATTCAGCAATTCTTTGATGACCTATTGCTGATGGGTGCCCACCTCTTAATTGACCAACACCTAAGTCAGGAGCATAATTTTCAGGTTTTATCAAATGACTATCAAGAACGCTATTTTCCCACATCAAATCAGGAATATCTTTATTCTCACATAATGTTTTCCAATTACAATCTATTATTTTTTGATCATAATGATGAGACTTCATGTCAACAAAAATATAACGTATGTTTTTTGATTTAAAAAAAAGTTCTAAGAGATGTTGATTCTTCCATCTATTTTGTATACCCATCATATCACTGTATATCGATCTATAATAAATTGAAGCTGTAAGAAGTTCTTCTCGTCTAGTATTACTGAACCTTTGTGATTTACTGGCATGTCTCATAGTTTTATGAATACACATCCATCTTTCTTTATTTTTTTCATCATACCATAACCATCTTGATGGTTCTGTAAATTGAATGACTGCAAGATCTGCATTGTTATTAGTAAACCAACTGATTGTTTTTTCTACGATCCAATCATTTGAAACACCCGATTGTGCAAGATTAACGACTTCTGCATTTAATTTATTACCCAAAATGGTGCTATATCTTTTCTCTTCCCTTATTTTAGATGCACTCTCTGAATGTACACTATCATGACCTAATCCTTCTAGTTCTGCACCCCAAGTAATACTACAACCATTAACAAAAATTTTCATTGATCTAAATTTGGTCTATCAATTTAATCAATTCATCGGCGATCATACGATGTCCTTCTTTATTTGGATGTGCTTTTGGAGCTCTAGGTAAATTTTGTACATCCAATTGTAAATCAAAATCCAATCTTGTCCACTTGTTTATTGACATTATTATAAGAGGTATCTTATTCACTTTGCAATGATTCTTGATTGTATGATAATGTATTTCTTCTTTTGTATCATAAAATTCTTCACTCGTTACGACTCTGTAGTAATCATGCCAGAATTCTGCTTCTCTGGTAAACTTCTCACTTAATTTTTTTGTTTTTGTGCCACATAAGGGACAATTATAATGAAAGTTGCTTTTGCTGTTTGCGTCAACCTGCCCTACAATCCCTCTCTTCCATGGTCGTTCATAATGAGCTTTACTAAAATTATAAGATGGATTAACCCTTATCCATTTCTTTTCGTAATCAAAATAGAACTCCGTTCTTGCAGGGTATGACATTTGTATGATTGCCAAGTCATACATTGATTTAATATTATTTTCTACTATCAAATTCCTTACTATTCTATCATTTGAACCACCAGACTTACCGAAATTTGTTTCACGGCAATCATAATGATCAGACAATAATTTAGAAAATCTTTCTAATTCAGGTAATTCAAGTTCAGATCCTCTTGTCCAAGAGCATCCATCAAAATAAATGCTTTTAGGTTTCACTGTTAAAAAATATCATCATTATTAAAGGTATCACTATGTCTCCATATATTATCTTTCAAATCAGGTATATGAACAATTTTTATGTCTTCTTTACTATAGACAGATTTAATACCTGCATCTATCAGTTGTTCAAATTCTTTTTTCTTTTGTTCTGCTTCTAATTTCGTGAGATTCTCAAAAGCAATCTTTTTATCTAAGTAGACTTGGTAACTCATTGGATCATTGTGCGTGTGGGTTTTCCATCCCTACCTCTTATATATCTCTTTTTTTTACCCTCATTTTTTATTCTGCACCATTCTGTAATATCACGGTGTCTTTGTTTTGAATAGAAGGGTTGTTGAATATACCAAGTTTCAAAATTGTCATGATTTTTTGAATGATTGCATCTTTCACAAGAGCATATCACGTTTGTCAACTCATTAGTACCACCAAGGCATTGTGGGATAACATGATCTATAGTCATATCACTATGTTCAGTTCCACAGTAGGCACATCTGTGTCTCCATTTGTCTTTAATTGCCTGTCTCCACATTCTCGTCGCTTCTGCTTTGTTTTTAGTTTTTAATTGATATAGATACTCATGTGGAGAAGATAGGAGCATAAATTATTATATGACTATGACTATTTACAAATGAGAAAACCTTTATTAATTCTTTGCTTTGGTTTTCCTAAAACTGGAACAAGTAAATTTTATTATGAGTTAATAGATAATAAGATTTTACATTGTGGACATGATAAAGAATCAAGATATTTACAATTAATTCATGAACAGGGATATCCTAACCCTGACGTTGAAAAAAATTTTTTTAAATATTGTAAAAAAGGTAATATGGAAGAAGCAGGAGATGTTGCACCATTTTTTGATATAGAACAAGAATACTTTCAAAAACCTTTTACATATAAAAAATATAGGGATTATTACTTAAAATTATGGAAATTTATTGAACCATTAGGTTATAGAGCTGTTGCAGATTTTTCTACAGGTAATTATGCTTTACCAGATCATATATTTACTGGTCTCTATCATGAATTGAAAGATTATTTTCATGTAAAGGTTTTATTTTCACTTAGAGATCCTGTGAACAGGGCATGGAGTCATTCACACATGCTGGCAAAAAATAGTATGGAGATGGAATCTAAATTTCCTCATGATCATTACATGGATATATGTAACAGCAAGTACTTTCAAAAACTATACATTCGTACATTAGGAAGATTTATTAATATATTTGAAGTTAAAAATGTACACTCAATTAATATAGAGAAATTTTGGTCAAATGAATTGTACAGAAATCAAAGAATAAGTAATATTTTTACAAGACATTATTTCACAAATAAATATGGCGAACTGGTAGGGCGAGTAGATCGCCCTAAATTTAAAATCAGTATAACGAGAGATTCCCCCTTTAAAGGTAAAAAAATGAAATTGAGAGACAAGATGAGAGAATTTGGCGAAAGACAATTTAAATATGACATTGCCTTTTGGAAGAAAGCAGGTAAATTAAAAGCATGAACGATTTTACCGTATTCATTTATTTTGTAATGTTTGCCATCTTGGTAGGGACTACAATATCTTATATGAACAATATAATGAGAAGTACGTTAGACTCATTTAACAGAACTCAAAGAAGACCTGTACATCCTGAGATGAGAGATGTAAAATCAGGAGAGGAACTTCTAGTCTTCAAACCTTCAGAAGAAGAGGATGACGATGATGAAGGTAACGTTTTAATAACAAGAAAATGATTGGAATTATTGGAAATGGTTTTGTTGGTAATGCAGTTTACCAATCAGTGCGTGACAAAGTGAAAACTTATGTATATGATGTGGATACCAACAGATCATTAAATAAATATGAAGAGACAGTCAAACAGAAATTAGTTTTTGTATGTCTGCCTACACCCATGAGAATGGATGGTTCATGTGATTTAAGTTTGTTGGATGAATTCTTTGCAAATGCCCCTGAGTACGATTTCGATGAAGACACTAACCCAACCTACATTATTAAGTCTACTGTTCCTATTGGGACTACTAGGTCTTATAGTGATCGATATTGCAAGACAATTGTACATAATCCCGAATTTCTAACTGCCAGAAATGCCGTCAATGACTTCAAGGAACAGAGAAGAATCATAATCGGATCTAAGGATTACGAAGGCAACGAACTGGCACAGTTTTACAGAAACCATTGGTATGATGTTGACATCATCAGTATGTCATCCGATGAGAGCGAAGCGGTAAAATATTTCTCCAATACCTTTCTTGCCTATAAGGTGGCATATTTCAATAAGATTTATGACGTTTGCCAAAAGGCAAAATTAGATTATGACAAAGTAAGAAGAGGAGTTGTATCGGACGAGAGAATCGGTGAGAGTCACTCGGAAGTACCAGGTATCGACAACGACAGAGGATTCGGGGGCACATGTTTTCCGAAGGATATAAATGCTCTTATTGTTCAGATGGAGAGTTTCGGGGTGGATGCCAGTATGCTGAGAGAGGTTTGGAAGTACAATCAGGAAATAAGAACACTAATAGACTGGCATACAACCTAATGAATAATTTTGAAGAAGAGTGGTTCGATCACGAAGATAAATTAAAAAAAGTAATGCAACCACATGCAAGATTCTCTCTCTCTTCTGATGAAATAGATGAACTCAAAAAAACTTATGAGACACCAGAAAAACTAAAAGATGCAATGCAACCAAATGCAAGGTTTGGTTTCACTCCTGAAGAAGTTGAACAATTAAATGAAATCACAGATATTACACGATATGCAGAACACACCTCAAGATTATTGTACCTTGTAGAATACTGTAAACCTCACAGGTTAAAATATAAATTACCTTCTAATGTAATCAAGAAACTGAGGCATGCTCTTCCTGAATCAAAATTAAAAGATAAATTTGAAACATTCAATATAGTACCAAACAAGAGATATGATTTCACATTGGATACTATCAAGATGACATATGAATTACTTTCTGAAGGAGATTTACGAAAAAAGTTTGAAAAATTTCTTAAGAATAAATCAAGGTCATGTTAGAAGGATTTCATGATGCAATAGAAGATTCATGGGATAACCTTGATTGGAGAATACCAGAATTTAATTCACATACCATAATATTTGATGTGGTAGAGGTATATGAAAAATGCAACGATGTAATTACTATAAACCTTGATCAAATTGCATGGAAAGGAAAACATATAAAAAACAGTTGCCGTGGAGAAAGATATGACAACTGTGACATTTCGTTCCCACCAATCGTGACGAAGGCAACTAATCCTTTTTCTCTTCCTTTTAGATGTATAGATGGAAAACATAGATTAAGTAAAATGAGAGACATGGGATATAAAACTGTTCTTTGTAATTACATCACACCTGAAAATTTAAAATCTCAAGGATACTATAAATTGTTTGAATAAATATCAGAGTACTATGCAGTATTATTATGTCCTGTACTCCTGAATCTCTACTGAAGAAATATACCGAGGAACTGGCAGAATTAGAAAAATCACAAAAAGAACTGGAAGAATCATACGAAAAATATATTGCACTTGATAAACAATTAAACACAATAGAAGGAAAAATATCTGCACTCACAGAACTGATAACTCCTCATTCTCATATAGACTTAGAAACTGACTATGGATCTTCTGCCGATGAACTATCAGAAATCTGGATAGATACTGACACACTTGATGGTACTGTTAATATTACTTATTAAGAAGACTCAGGTGTTACCATAACCCATAGTACAAGAGTATATCTGTCTCCATTAGTGGCAGCAGATACCTCATGAGGGTAGAAATAATTTGGAGGAAAGGTGATTGCTTCTCTTTTCTTTAATTTAACTTGATAGTTCTGCTTGGGAAAATTAAATACTCCACCATCATAATCATCAGTAAGAGCAATAATAATACTTAATACCCTCTGCGAAGAATCATCATCATATAATCCATCTACATGTAGTACAGTTTCTCCCCAATGTTTCCTTACCACATAGGTTCCATAAGTTAATTCTTCAGGAAACCATTCATGATCCTCCAGTACCTTGTCTATAATTCCTTCGACTACCTCATATACTTTTTCATCCTGCTCTGGATAATCATCAAGATCTAAGTTATAACACTCTACATTCTGATATTCATCTATTGTCTCTATCTCAGTATTGTCCTTTTCAGTTTTATGTAGGGCGATTAACTCGTCACATAGTTCCTGAGTTAATACATCTTTATAGATTCTGATAGAATGATCCATCATAAAAATTCAAAAACATCCATACATGCTGCTAATATTATAGACCCTATTATGATATAGGGCACCATTTTTAATGGTATTCGTCTACTGAACATTATTTTTTCCTTTTGTCATTTTTTTTCTGCGAAAAAAATTTTCATATTTTAGATATTTAGAGGTCGAAATGTCACCTCTGTAGGTTAGGGACTTAAGCGTTTTTATTAACCGCCCCCTATAAAAATTTTAACATATAATTAACTGCTATTTTGAACTGTAAAAAATACCTAGAGCATATAATGTATTATTTCGCAAGTGCTTTTGTGACAGTGTTAAGAGTTATTTTTCATTATTTACAAATAGGGTTCAAATCCTTTATAATAAGATCATACTTCGTCTATCTTATTATGACCTTTCCTTTTCTCAAGTTTTCTAAGGGTAACGCTAAACTAGATAAGAATACTCTTATCTTTAATCTACCAGCTGGGCGTACCTGTCCAGGTGCTAAAAACTGCCTGGCATTCGTAGTAAACGAAAATGGTAAACGAACTATTAAACGAAGCAAAGATACTGAGTTCAGTTGCTTTGCTGCTGATTCCGAGCAAAGATTCCCTAATGTATTTAATCAAAGAAAATACAATTTAGACCTTTTAAATAAATCTTTTAAAGAAAATGGTTTTAATGGTATGGTTAATTTAATTACTAACTCATTAACCTATTATCAAGTGAAACATAATAATGTTTTTAAGGTCAGAATACATGAGTCAGGCGACTACTATTCAATGGATTATCTTAAAGCGTGGTTAGAAGTATGCGAAAATAAACCTAGTCTTAAGTTTTATTCTTACTCTAAGTCCTTAAATTTTTTCGATGGTTTAGCACTGCCTGAAAATTTCTATCTTACTAAGTCATACGGAGGGCGTTATGATCATCTTATAAAGGATAATGAGAGATCAGCGAAAGTAGTTTTCTCTGAGAGTGAAGCAATTAATCAGGGGTTAGCAATTGATAAAGATGAATCGAACTGTTTTAAGGATGACCCCTTTGCCCTTTTAATCCACGGCAGACAGCAAGCGGGCACACATGCAAGTAAATCAGTCTGGGCATTAAAGAATAAAAAGAGATCTTAAGATCTCTTTTTATAATAAGGCATAAAAAAAGACCCCTTAAGGGTCTTTATATAAAGAAGGGGTTGTTAAACCCTTCTTAGTAACTTTTGAGTTAGTGATCTCTTTTTACCTGTGTAATGGTAGTAAGCAGTTCTAGATCTCTTAAAAGCGTACTGTTTAATTGGTTCGTTGTTTCTGTCTGTCATCTTAACAAAACCAGTTTTAACAAGTGCTTCCAAAATTAATGCTCTGTGACCATCTTTTCTATATTCCCAGTTATTAAAAGATGGGTGGCACTGTTTAACAATTTGTGTTAATGTGATCCCGTTTTCTGCCTTAATAATTGTTTTGAGAATCTGGCGAGCGGTTGGAAAATTGTTCATAATAAATTAATTAATTTGTTTACTCTTTTATAATATAATAAAATGGGTTCAAATCTATAAAAAGTGGACACTATTATTAGTGTCACAATCCCTGTAATATTTCTGTAACATTTCCCCAAATGGTTCAAATCTATGTTATTATTATATTATAGAGATCTGGGGTAAGATCTATAAAATGTTCGACACTCACCCTGCCATAAAATAATTGTATCAATATGTTACAAAATGCTGTCAAGTGCTTGTGTGCCACTTTGTTAACTGTCACACTCATGCTTATTGAGAATGAGAATCAATTGCAATCTCACCTGTCTTATTCTTGTCTCAGTCTCATCAGTCTCAGTCTCATTAGTCTCATTTATTGAGAATTGTGAGACTTGTGAGATTTCTGAGATTGTCTCATCTGTCTCATTCTTTATACTTAGTCATCGCAATCTATTTGGATTGTTTATAATTAGTAGGCACAATTTGCTCTGAATTCTTATTATATAATAACTGTAAATCCTCCCAGAAAAAAATATTTTGAGGTGCTGGATTTTTCTTAGAGAGGTCGCTAAGAGAACAATAACTTCACACTATTATAAGATAACTAACCCTTTATGTTATAATAACAGATGCCTTATAAAATACACGAATATATTTAATTAAACCTTTTTAATATTTTAATAAACGAACACGAAAACGATACAAAACACGAAGTTTTAGACGAATTTATTCTCCTCCAGTATTATCACGAAGATAATCCAATTCATCAGACTCATTACTCTCACTAGATTCTGAACGAAGTGCGTCTGGATTGCGTGTAGATTCTGAACACGAAGAAATATGCTCCCAAATATCCACGAAGTTTCTCAACCATTCTTTTTGGAACATAGTCAGATCTATATCCTGACCATAAAGATAATCTTCAGCAGATAAAAAGTTCCCATCACCATTTCTTTTTAATTGTTGCAGTACACACCAATCAACATAAACAACATGTAGGAATCTATGGTACATGTTGTCAAACTTATCATGTGACCATTCTTGTGAATTGCTTTCTGTCATGATTCTCCTTTCTTTAATAATAACATGGTATACATTATCTTATATAAAGATAACCTCCTGCCCATCCTGATACACCTAAGTTCTTAGCATTGTGTAAGAATTCTCTTTCTGTGATAATTCTCATATCAAATCTTACATGTTTTGCAGGAGCGTTCCATGAAGCAGGTTTGTAAACCTGTCCTGTTTTTCTATCAACAAATGCATGAACAGATCTTTCTTTGTACTGATTTGTTGCATACTGTCCCATGTCATCAAATTCCATAGAAACAATCTTGTAATACTTTTTACCAGTTTTGACTTTATAATACTGTAAGTTCTCTCTATCTCTATAACCACTCTGTTCGTGATAATTACGATAGTTCTCTGTAATAGTATCAGCATAGGTTTGAGTCCATGCTTTGACTCTTGTTTCTAGTGATTGTTCTGTGATAGTTTCCATAATAAGAAAATTGATTTATAATAGTATATTAATCTATTTTTGGTTCATATCTATCGTCAGTGTGACAATTTTTTAAGTGTCTTTACCTTCTGATAAACTATCTAACAAGTTCATACTTCTCATTCCCGCAATCATATCATGCTCAATGTTCTCTTCCAATTGACTATCATATAGTCTTATTGAAAGTTCTGAATTCGATACATCATAACCGTCTCTGTTCAATGCATGCTCTACAATGTTCCATATTTTATGAAGTTCATCATCTTGTAAGAATGTTTGAACTGCATAATAATGTTCTGAATCAATGGTCATTATCCTTACCTTCTGATAGACTATCAAGTTTTGATACTGTCCATTCAAATGGACTATCATCACATACTATTTCTAGCACCTCATTAAATGTGGTCTGGTCAATGTGATCTGGTATTCCCAAGTCATTAATGAATAAGACGATATCAGACACAACTGATTGCTGTTTATCTGAGAACTGAATAGTACGAGTCCACTCTACATCTTTGTTTCTGTTTTTCATTAGAACATGACCTCATTAAATTTTTTTGGGTCATTGCACAATAAAGTAAGACCATTAACGATCATAGTATTGACAATACTTCTGTTCTCAGGAGTATCGTTCATAGTAATATGTTCCCATACTCTATGATTTGCATAAGAGATTTGTTTTGGAGTGATCTCCTCTCTTTCGTATCCTTCAAATTGTTCTTTAACAATCATTGGTACTGCATCAAATACGTTCATGATCTTAAAAATGTGAATGACTTAATATAATATTAGTCTATACATGGTTCAAATCCATTGCTCTTGTGACAGTTTGACAACTGGTTTTATTGTTTATTTGAAAATCGTCTTTGACTCTCCTCTGTCCTTTTTTTATGACTCTCATAGTAAGTAAGAGAATCCTCTATTTTATTCATTGCCGAAGTTAATATGGGATTCCGTTTCAATTCTGGTGAGACGTAATGTAACATCTGCATTTGATCAAATAATGTCTGTATTTCTTTTTGTGTGAATGAAATTAAATGATTCATTTATGATGGTTTATAAAAGGAATAAATTTGTCGACCTCCCATTTGTATGATACAATTTCTGAATTGTCTTTCCCCATTTCAAATATTATTTGTTGGAGATTGTCACACAATTCAATTGGATTAATTTCATCGTCATCATCCAAACAGATTTTTACTGAAAATGTTGCTGTTTTCATTCGTATATGTTTCTTCTGTTTTTACTTCCTTTAGGTCTACCTCCTTTCTTACGACTACGCCAGTTATCAAATTTTTCTCTGATTATTAATCCTCTCCATAATCTAGTCTTAAAACGTACTTTGTCATGATCTCTTTCAATTGTAACTTCCAATGTACTATTGTCAGTTTCTAATACTTTTCCTTTGAATAAACGATTAGTAGTATTAAGAACTACATCTCCTACTACTATTTCTGAAAAATCTTGATAAGAATTTCTTTTGCTTTTGTTTGCACGAGAAATGTTTCCTCTAATAGATTGATATCTCGCTTGTTCTTCTTTTGAATAAGGCATTATGCTCCTTGATAAGATTTTTCAAGAGGAAAAACTTCCCCATCTTTGTCCAGTATCATGTCAAATACTTCGGTTTGTTCTTTGTTTAGATCGAAATCCATGTCTCTCAAAGTATCATACAATTTAGTCATATGATATATTTGATTTGTTGTTAAGTAAATATTCATGATGACATCTCCTCAAATTCCTTTAATGCTCTTCTTCTGGCAACATTCTCAACAATGTTGTTAGGTTCTTGTGGGAACTCTCTTTGAATTCTTTCTACTTGTTTTTCAAATAACATTTCAAGTAGTTCAGTGTTTCCAAAATGACTCATAATAAAATAATGAACTAATTCAATAATAATTTGGATTGATTTATAAAACAATATCAAATGTGACAATATTTAATTTGTCTTTGATATTGTTGATTGAAATTGTATAAAGTTATTCTTCCAAGTTTGATGATGATTTGCATGACATTTTTTGCATACTATAATACACTTCTTCATTTCTTCTTCTGTTGCTTTTTTACCTAAAAATCCAACCATGTCACCCACTCCAATTTTGACCATCCTTCTTCCTTGTTTTCCTAATTGGTTTTTGAGTCTTGCAAAATTTTTTGATGATGGTTCTACATGGTGATAATCAAATTCATCTATTCCTCCCTTGAAACCACACCATGCACATCCATCAATACAATCTTGTGTTTTCTTTTCTCTGTACCATGCTCTAGTCCTATGTTTAGATTCTAATGCACGTTTCTTTGTTAATTCTTTGTTTCTTTCATACCATTGTTTTTTTGCTTCTGCTTGTTTGATTGGGTCTTTAAAAGGCATAATTCTAATAATTTCAAATATTTTAGCATAGATTTGAACCAGATGTCAATTTATACAAAAATGTACAATACTATACCATTTTGCTCCTCTCAGAATCGCTTCTAAGGTGCCTGTAATTAAGTCTAGGTATGATAGTAACCCCCAAAAAACAAAAAAAAGAGTCGTTTTTCAACGACTCCCCCAAATTAGCAAAATGACTTATTTACTTATGAAAGGGCATTATGAAAAGAGTTTCTCACGCTCTTGTTGACTCTCCCTAACATCCTCGATGGGAACTCATGTCATCTTTGATTGAAATTGGCACGTTACAAGTAGAGTCATCGGTAACATTTCTTTCAAAGGAGCAGTAATAAGTGTAACACATTACCCACAAGTAGTATAAAGTTTTTATTTTTATTTGTCAACCCAATTATCGTAAACAAATGGAGCATGATCATAATGTTCTATGAAGTTGGAAACACCAGAAAAATGAACTAATTTAATTTTTTCATTTATATTACCATAGTAATCGATCATCTTATTATGACTATCACATTTCTGTTTCCATTGCTCCTCTAGTAAAACATTTGCTGCTGCACCAGATTTACCTTTATACATTCCATATCTTGCAAACCACTCTTTTGGTAAATAAGTAATGTCTTGTTTTAAATGATCTACTATGAATAATTGTTCTCCATGAAGATAAGGAGATTTACCAGTTCTATGATAATAATGTTGCCAATATTCTGGATTTTTTAAAAATTCATCTCTTAAATATTTTGTTTCTCCTTGATAAAACATTTGAAATCCACCATTGATTTTATTACCTCCCCACCATTTGTCACATGCTCCAAAATTTCCTTTTGGTAAATCAAAATTTATAATGTCATCTATATTACCAGTAACTACGACATCAATATCCATGATGAAACATTTCTCTCCTGTTAGGAATGGCATATTGTGAAAGTCGAATTTATACCAATGCTGTCTTATTTCATTTCTTTCAATTAATGGGATTATATGAATATTTTTATCTAATCCTTGGGAATTTTCTGTATAACAAAAAAACTCAAGAGGAACTGTTGAGTTTCTCTTGAGTCCTTTATAAAGTCTGTTTACATAATGGGGAGAATACTTATTCCCAACTTTAAGAGTTAGAACATTAAGCATTTAGAACGTAAACATTTTTTGTGTTGGAGTACATGTTCTCAAAAACCTTGATTGCATGCTGAATAGAAATCGCTGTGATTTCTCTTTCAATCCTCCAACCTTCAACGATTCCTGATACTGTGAAATTAGTCATAATACTCCTTGTGTAATACGGTTGGTCTTACAGGGATTAATGGTAAACCAATTGTTGCCTAGTGGGATGCTAATAGCAAACATCCACATGCCATACCTTTTTAGTTGTCGATTTCTACTAAACGATCAGATGATCTCATAGCATTGATGAATTTACCCATTGATTCCTTTTTGGCATATGTTTTTGCAACTCCTTGTGTTACATAATCATATGCTTCTTGATCTCTTGCTTTGAAATCATACTCCTGATCATTTGATGTAAACTTAATAGAGACAATGTTGTTCTCTTTAAATTTTACGTTTCTGATAGCAGATGAATTTGTGATTTTGTATTCTTTCATTTTTAATGAATGATTTAACTACCACATATTAACATGGATTTGAACTCCATGCAACTATTTAAGGGAGAATCAACTCTCCCCCTCCTGAGATTCCATTACTGCTGTTTCATCCAGTTTTGTATAAAGTTGCATGAATGACTCTTTGGTATCATCATCAAATCTGTTTATACAATACTGAATTGCTTTCATCTTATTACCAAAGATTTTGTATGCTTTGATAACATGAGTCAATCTTCTTGTAGAAATGATTTCATCAATTCCTCCTTCTTTGAATGTCTTTCTTACAATGTCAGACCAGTTACATAGATGGGTAATGAAATCTGTAATATCTCCAGTTAAAGGAATATTAATTGATTCACATATATTTGAAAGAATTTTAATCTCTGTTCTAACATGAGGATACTCTTGTTCAAATGTGATTGGGAATCTTTCTAAAAATGCTTCATTAAGAACGTTAGTTCCAATGAATCTACCATCGTCAGAACCTTTTCCTTTAGTATTAGCAGTAGCAATGATATTGAATCCTTCTTTAGGTTGGATGTACTCTCCTATCTTTTTAAGGAATAAACCTTTACCTTCTAGTATTGGTTGAAGGCACATGATTTTGTTTGATGCTAGATCAATTTCATCAAGTAATAAGATAGCACCTCTCTCAAGTGCTTCTATAACAGCACCATTGTGCCATACTGTTTCTCCATTGACTAATCTGAATCCACCGATAAGATCATCTTCATCCGTTTCTACTGTGATGTTGACTCTTATTAATTCTCTACCTAATTGTGAACATGCCTGTTCTACGCCAAATGTTTTACCGTTACCAGATAAACCTGTAATGAATGTAGGATAAAATAATCTAGATGCAATAATCTTTTTAAGATTAGAGAAATCTCCGAAAGGAGTAAATGTTTCATCTTTCTCAGGTATAAGATTTTGCTTTGGTTTTTCTGTCACATGAACAGGTTTTTGTGGAACAACAACACTTGGAGTTTCTTGAATAATTTTTTCTAGTTTTGCTTTTTGATCTGTAATGCTCCAATGACCACGTTTTACCTTGTACATGTTTAAGTACTTAGTAATTGTTTGATATGAAACTCCATGCTCATTACAGTATTCTTTTACCATGTCAGCATTAAGTTCAGTTCCATAATCTTGAACTAGTCTCTCTTTGTGTGGAGAAAAATCAATAGTGAAAGGCATTTGCTTAATTAAATAACTGATCTTAGAATACTATCTTATTATCTTATAAAGAACATCTTTTGTGACAGTTTTTGAACTGTTTTTTAAGTGCCTTAACTCTACGTCTAGCATTTCTCAACGCAACTGGTCGCAAAGATCTTTTTTGATCTTTACGACTATGATGTTGCCAATTGGGTGTAATTCTACTCATTTTTGGGGGTTACATATATACCTAAACATAATTACAAGCACCTCAGAAGCGATTCTGAGAGGAGTAAATTAGGCAATTTGATCCATTAATGCCTGTGCAACAACTTTATTGCATTTTTTACCATTAAACATCTTTTTAAATGATCTGGATATATCTGCTTTGTTTACATCATCTTTTCCTTCAAGTAATTCATTTAAATCATCAATACTATTTAATCTTCTTTGAGGTATTCCGATAAATGTTGACCATTGTTTTCCTTTGAATACTGCAACACCATTTTTCCTCATATCTTTTTTATATTTTTCATAATCAATTCCATCTCCATAGGTAGCATAAAAATTATATGAACCATGACCATCAAGTATTCTAATTCCTATTATGTTCAATCCATCTATTTCATCCTTAATTGCTTGAACCACACTTGAAGTAAAACCACTGTAGTGATTATCTGATTTATAAGTTTTACCAGTATTTTTATTTCTAATCATTGAATGATATGGTACTCCATTTTTCATTTCCCTTTTATCATCACTCATATAATCTTTTCCATATACATCAAATGAAGGATAATTTGATTCTCCATCAGTAAGGACTATCATATGACATTTTTGTAAATTATATTCTTTGATGAATTTTTTAATTATATCTCTTGAAGTAACCAATGCTTCATTTAATGGTGTGCCTGATAAACAAAATCTATATGGTCTTGTTATGTATAATTCATTTCTACTTGAATATGATGTGCATACAGTAAACATGTTCTCCATTGCTTTTTCAAAATCTATTGTTTTAGATTTAGATGTTAATATATTAACCATTCTAAAATTACCTTCAATAGTTAAATCATATTCCCTAAATTTTCCTTTAGTTAATCTTTCGCTTAAACATCTTCCTTCATTTTGATGATTACTAATGTACATTGTATCTCTCTCATTACCTATTAATTTTTCTCCCTCTCTAGGTAATGACCATGAATCTGAAGAAAAAGCATAAACATCAAATGGTATATTTGCTTTTTTACAAAACCATAGTAATGTTGCTAATTGTTTGAATGTATCCTCTAATATATTTGCCATTGAACCTGACCAATCAAGAACAAATACTAATCCATGATTTTTACCATCAGGAATCGTTGTAATTTTCTTGAATATATCTTCATTGAATTTATATGAAAATAATTTAGATGTATCCAACACACCTGTTTTTGATACTGTTGCTCTTGAATAGGCATCTGCTGATTTCTTCATCTCAAATTCTTTAACCATATAATTTACTTGCTTGATGCTTGATTTTTTGAATCTAGCATATCGATTTTTTATTACAGAATAAACTTGTCTATCTCTTTCATCAAGAACTGAATCCGATGAATCGTAAAAATCACACAAATATTTGTGAATATTATTAAAAGGTACGATAACTCTATCTAATTTTAATTCTGGCATATTAATTACTGTAGTTGGCATTGCTTCTTTATTATTAACTTCAGTACTTACATTTCTATCAAATGCTCTTTGGGTATCTGACACATCAAAATCACCTCCTCTTTCTCCTCCAACAGGTTTTCCATCTTTAACATTATTATTATTTTCAGATTCCTTTGACTCTCCTTCATTTCCTGATGCCTTTAGACTTGACTCATTTTTGGAATCATCCTCAGAATTATCTGAATCCTTGTTTTCTGTCTCTCCATCTTTTAAATTATTATTATTTTCAGAGGTTTTTTTACTCTCTCCATCCTCTGAATCTAAACCCATAAATCCTTCTGTCACATCAAATTTAGTTATTTCAAAATCTATTTTTTCATCTTTAGCATAGTTCTGTAATTCTAATGCAAGATCTAATACTTCATCAAATGTATTTGCTTTTGATATTCTGGTTACTAAATCTGATTCAGTATCATTAAATTCAAGATCAATAAAAGTACCAACTTTAAAATACAGATTAATTCTGTCAAGTATTTTAAGTTTATCTGTATCAATATTTTTAAGTTCAAAAAAATCTTCACTATTTAATTCTCTGTATCCCATAAAAAAATCTCTATTCAAACCTGCATATTTTTGCTTCATTAACTTTTCAATTCTGGCATCCTCTATTACGTTGACCATATCCATGGATAGATCTTTATATCTTTCTTCCTTAAACCAATCTCTTTTTGGAGTAAATATGGCATGACCAACTTCATGTGCTACTAGCAAATCATAAACAGAATTACTTGCTTTTTCCCACATGGGAAGAGTCAGCACTCTTGCATCAACATTGAAAGATGCTGTATCTACTTGCTTGTGTTCTACGATTAAGTTTTCTGTTGCTAGTAATCTTGCAACATTACCTTTTACTTCAAAATTGACAGTCATTAGAATAAATTTGAGTTATGATACCATGATCTCATAATATTATGATAAATCTATGCACCTATAACCAGTTTTTCAACTGTCACAAAATCGCATCAAATGATTTTATAATCCATTCTGCTGTAATAGATTTTTTCTTTGGTTCTATGTTTTCAGCAATGATTTCATAATCTTCTGCATCAAGTTGAAATTTTGCACAAGGAGAAGAATCATTGAAAACAATTTTGTCTTTTAATTGATTCCATGATGATATACCAATTTTGTAATTAGTAGTATCAACTAACAACATATAGTCAAATGTCTGTTTGACTATTTTATTTTCTGATTGAAAATTTTTAAGAATAACAGATTTTGTTCTGCCATTTTTTTGGAACATATTCATAGTACCTTTCATTTCATATCGAAGATGATCTTCAGATAATGACTCGAAATCCATACCATCCTTATATGCTCCCACATACCTAAGTTGACCATCTGACCATTTTGCAAATGATAATTCTTGTAGTTGAGTTCTAAACGATCTCAACTGATTTGATTTCATTTCTTTTGTATCAGTTGCCTTCACACATCCAAAAAATTCACTCAGATTAAATCTCTGAATGTCTATCATTAAAGAGTAGATGAGTTTATCTCACATCCACATAATTATCACAACATCATAATATTATTTACAATATAGTGAATTTTTGATTGGTTGTCAATACCATTCTGACATTTCTCGATTTATCTTCAAATTCACGAATTAATATAGTAAAGTAATTTCCACTAATAAAATCAACGATGCCTTCATCACACATATAACGAACTTTATCTCCTTTCTTAACTATAATTTGAGACATATATAAGAAGGCAGAATAAGAATTTATGTTTGTATATTGGTCAAATTATCCTCTTTTTAATAAAAACAGAACATACTATAGTGTAGGTATGGGTTGTAAATTATTAGGATTTTTATGTGAAATTAATAATAAATCTTACACTAAAGTATATCATCCTTATTTTTACATTGTTAATAGACCAGACGAATCATCTCATAGTCTTGTAAAAAAAAGAAAGATTACGAGATATTTAGTTAAAAAGTCTGAAAGTGAGATAACATCTTTTACTCAATACAAAACAGGTTTTAATAAAATAAATGATAATAATCCTAAAAAAAATTTTAACAAAATAGATTTAAAAGATAAAGATGTTTATGAAAAGATATTTTCCAACAACCCTAAAAAATATAATTCATATGATAACTCTTTCATGTTTGACGAATCAAATAAGTTCAAAGAAGAATTAATTATAAACGAGTTGTTGTCTAACACCAAAAAGAATAAAATTCATTCTTTTAATAATCAACACGAACTTTATGATAGTCCTCCTCAATCATATAAAAAACATTATCCTGAATTGTTAGAACCATATTTAAACGATGCAGCACCAGCAAATGAAAATATTTTAGATGCAATTAACACATACATTACAATACAACCCCATCATAATGACATAAAGCATTATCGTAATAAGATAAACATACTTCCAATAAAAGAAAATGTGCTGGATTTTTTATCAAGCGGTTTATCTTATGATCCAATTTTTGACAATACAACTGATACTAGAAAAATTTATGATTTTTTAGATAAAATGATGTTATTTGTAAAAAAAAGACGACAATTTCTTGAAGATAATAAAATAGATTATTACGAATTTAATTTAGATAGAGATAATTATAAAGAAGTATTCAAATTAAAGTATGATTTTCCAAAAATTGATGGTAAAAATATAAGTCATCCATCTGTCTCTTATAGTTTAACGGATCAAACTAAAAAAAGCATACACGAAAATCACATAAAAATATGTAAAGAATATTTAAAAAATCAAAATTGACTGAAGAAATCGTAGTCATTCCAACCACGATCATCAACATAATATTTTGCTCTAGGTTTACCAAAGAATAATTGATGGTATTCAACTCCCCATTCTTTTAATTGTTTTTCTGTGGCGGATCTCATCTCCTTATCTGCTTTGACTTGATCATTATTATTTGATACCATCCCTCTTGATGTCATAAGATATATTGTTGCACCTTTTCTATAAAGACTATTGACTTCTGATATACGGCGATTATTTGGTTTTGCATTTAAGCAATCACCTATTTTTTCCTCCCCTAGACAACCATCTATGTCGAAGCAATAAACTTCTTCTCTTTCATCAATGTCTGACATGTGGTAATTTTGGTAACTCTACCCCAATATACTCCATCATTTTATAAAAAACCATCAATGTGTTCACTTCAAACTCATGATATGTTTCATAATCTAAGACGAGTGTTCTTAATAAACCATGTGATTTAGGAGCAATTAACATGGATATATCATTTACAGGTATTAATGACGTAGCAATAGGAGAATTTACACGACAAGTGATACCTATTATTAGATCAGCATTTTGTTCTGCATACTCTATCCAATCAAATTTCCAATCTCCATCTCCACCCAACGCTGTTAATTCCACTGCATTGGGTGCGAAAGTAAATTTACCAGTGTGTCTGTAAATATCTGACGCTGCATGTTGAGCAATCGCAAGATTGCCCCCATTGCCTATTATTGCAATTCTACCTGCATTGTTTAACAATTCAGATGCTGTTTTTAAGTTCATTCTCTACTTCTTTTATATGATGTGGTCTGTCTACTGCTCTTATTTTACCACAATTTAAATCATAAGGCATCACATTATATTTACCACAAAACCCAATAGTATCTAGTCCTTTCCAATATTTCACGAAGGTCATGTCAAGATTTGGAAAATCTTTTATTACGTCAAGACGATATAGATATAAACCTAATTGAGTTATAACGTTATCACATACAATATCTGGTCTCCTAAACATGTGTAATATTTTTCCATTGTTCACAACCATTTTTACAACATCTTCATCATCCATTTCTCCCTCCTCTAATTTTCTAGATGATTGAACCATGTCGTAATCATTATCTATTCCATATTCAATCATAGAATCAATCCACCATGATTTTGTTAAGGGTTCATCTCCCTGTAAATTAAAGACGTAATCACATTCTAAATTGTTTGCAACTTCTGAAACTCTATGTGTGCAAGTGTAATGATATTTTGTTATGACAGAAAGAAAACCCTCATCATGTGCGAGATTAAGAATCTCTGAATCTTCAGTAGCAATAATAACTTGGTCAACATATCTTGCTTCTTTTGCAATATCTGCAACTCTTAATATCATTTCCCTACCATTTATCTTAGCAAGAGGTTTATTTGGAAATCTACTTGATTGTAGTCTCGCTGGTATGACACATGTAATTTTTTTTCCTTTATACATCGAAAGTATAATCTGTTAGTGATTTAAGTCCTTCGACCTCTCTTTCATGTATTATGCCACGCTTCCTCATATCTTTCAAGTTCCTTATACTAATATAATCCTTCGCAATACTTTCATATTCTTTTCTTTTGGGAAAATCGCCTGGGTGAGTATAATCACGAGGAAATTCTTTTTGAAAACCAAAAGTCTTGTTATAATCATCTCTGTCTAAATTAAAATAATTGCGTTCAACTCCCTTTATCTTAAGATACCATTCAATCCTTCTTATACCTCTGACAAAGCCGTCCAGGTATTTCCAAATTATTCTTTTATCTTTATCGTATGAAGACGAAACATCTCCACCCCAATATCTACATAATTTGCTTGTAAAACAATCAACTAAATCTTCTTTATAAGGTATGATATTATATCCCAATTTATATTTTTCTATAACATAATCTTCACCAGCATCAGTAATTTTGGGCATAAGATTACCTGGCATATGTCTTCCCATTATGACACCTGGTTCCAGTATGAAATCAACATCACATAATTCATCAAGAATAGGTGTTATAACTTCTGCATTTGTTTCCATATATGGATCTAAAAATGCTTTATAATATTTTTTAGAAGGAGAAACAGGAAAATATTTTTGTATTTCCCCACGCCATTTATCGGTAAAAAATACTTCAACAGGGTCTTTTCCATCCATCAAAACATCAGGCGGTTTTCTTTCATCTACGCTTCCAAAATATTTTTCCATTAAATATCCACCATTTTCTATTGTATTTGAGTGAAATTTTGCCATTTCTGAAAAATCACCTTTTGTAATTTGTGTTACATCATCCAAATATTTATGTCGCTCTTTATAATATTCATTACTAACTTCTCCATAGGTTGTTTTAGTTTTTATAGCACTTTCTAATTTTGAATTTCCTTTTCTTAACACGAATGATTTTTCTATTCTTTTTTTATAATTATTAGGATCATGCCATTGCTTGTAAATATAATATGGAGAATTACTTTTTACATAAGATTTTTTATGTATTTCGATAAGTTGCATTAAGTGCATCTTACCCATGTTTGGCACAGCCCAGTAGTTAATCATAATTTTGAATACATTTCAAGACATTTCTCACTAGGTGAGTGAGTCATTATATTATCTATCTTACCTTTTAACCATAAGTATGATTTATATGAATCTTCATCATGTTTTATGTTTCCTGCTGGTAAAAAACCTCCCCGCCGTAAATTACGGGACAACTGTTCAGGGCTCTCCAATCTTTCTAATCCTAAACTCTTTATAGTAAGATACTTCCTGTCATTATAAGATATGTCATTCCATTTCTCTGTCCAATGAAAATAATCTCGCTGCACCTGGTTCAGGGTTTCATATCCCCACTTTAGTTGCATAACCCATTTATCTGTTCTTTTGAATTGATCCTCTTCATATGTCTTGGTGCGATACTTTCTTATATCATCATATATGATTACATTCTTATCAAGAAATTCAGAATAATACATGTCAGTGTTTGGCCATGGTATGTAAATATTTTCATGTTCCATGATTAATTTAGATAATCTAAGTTGTCTGGTTTCAGGATTATCTAATCTTTCGTAAGGAAATCCGTGTAAATTTAATTTAGTCCACTCTTGCCATACATCACAAACCCTGAATGGCACTAGAAAATGTATTGGTTTGGGTGCTGAATCAATAACTTCCTGCACTGATTTCCAATCTCCCCATTCACGAATCGTTTTCTGATCATCTCTTGGTAAGAAGAATAGAGAACCTTTTGGTTCTTCGCACGAAGAAACAACTCTACCAGCATCCAATAAAAATGGTGCTATACCATAATAACTAGTCATTATATTACTTCTCTCTAGTTTCTTAGCATGGAAATCAGTCCATACATATGTTTGTCTTGAGCCGTGGCATTCAGGCGTTGTATAAATCCAGTCTCTTTTTCCCACCACTTCTCTACACCAACCAGGTATAATACCAAAACTTAGTTCTCTATCATAAGATAACGAAAGATATCGGCATAACGAATGATGCCACTTCTCACTGAAATGAGCCATCTAACACCAGATTTTGTCGCTTACATCTCCATCATTTCCATCTACCGTAGTTCTAGCAAAACCAACAGTTTCAGTCTTTTCATATAATAATGTATCTACTTCCTCGTCAGTAATCACACCTTTTTCTAAAAGCAATTGAACTAAACCCTGAGTTGATACTTCTACAGTTGTTTTTTCTACTGGTTGCCAAAGTAAGGGTGCTTTATATTTTCCTATCTCTCCAAATTCTTCATCTAATGCTCTCCTATATAATTCTCTTGAATGTGGTTCTACGTCATTTGCACAACATGTATAACTTAACCATTCTTCTGGCAATTCTTTAAAATCAACATCAAGAGTAATATGTGTTTTGTTTTGATTGCCAAAACGTGGGTTTTTACCCCTCAAAATTGTAAAATTCATTTAGTAATTAAGAATAACGTAACCAAAGTGTTGCTGAATATGCAACAACAGTATTTACTGTAACGTTAGAGTTAACGTTGACAGCAGCAGTTCCATTACCAGACCCAGAAAAGTTTGCTGTTCCAGTACCTGTTCCACTTGAGTTGACAGTAAACGAATCTGCGTTGACACCGAAGTTACCTTTACCAGAAACGTTTACAGTTTGACCAGATGCAGTTCCTGTGCCTGACACTGAAATACTATTTACTGAAACGTTACCAGAACCATTAACGTTCACAGAAACGTTTCCATTTCCTGACCCTGAAGCAGTACCAGTTCCAGTATTTGTTCGTGCTGCACCAGAATCATAACCCATACACCTCCAGTTACCTGAAGGTGTGTCAGTGTGTGTTCTACCCGTTGCATCTGCATAACGAAGTGAAGAACCTGCTAAAGTTTGACCAGGATTGTAAGAACTGTTGCCATCAGAGGTCTCCATAAATGCATAAGTACCAATTGCACCTATAGCTGCATTTGCATTTATACTTGCATCTTGTATAATTGTTGTTTCATTTATTGCACTAATTCTCTGATCAGAATCAACAGTAATAATTGGAATCTGGTTTGCAGATCCGTAATTTCCTGCACTAGGATCGACAGTTACATTAGCGTTTCCAGCATTTCCGTAAAAAGCCATCTTTAATAAATCTCCATAATCTTATTTATATTTCCTGTAAAAGGAATTTATACTTTTTACCAGATCTTCTATTAGTTAGGAATAAATCATCTTCACCTTCTTCTATTAAATATGAACCCCATGATCCATCGATACTGTTTCCACCCTTTGCTTGGTTTGACATGTCTAAGTCAGAAGTATAAACGTTTGCCCATCTTGTTCCACTTGCACCTAAATTACGAGTACCGTTTGCATCTGGTAAAATATTGCCACCCATTGTCAGAGTTCCAGCCATTGAGTCTGATGTATCTGATCTCAAGAACGAAGCACTACTGATACCATCAAGTAAGTCAGCATCTAGTCCAGAACCTGAACCATCAACTGTCTTGATAAGTGTCAAGATTTCTGATGCTGTCTGATCGGCAGTCGCTCCAGATTCAATTCCGTCCAACTTAGAATGATCTGCAGTGGTGAAGTTTTCGTCAGTTTGACTTGCAACAGAGAAATCTATCGTACCATCAGAGTCTTGATATGTTACTGTAATACCACTCTCAGTATTACCTGTAAGCATAGCACCAACTATGTCCTGAATCTCTTCATCTGTCTGGTCGGCAGTTGCTCCAGATTCAATTCCGTCCAACTTAGAATGATCTGCGTCAGTAAACACGTTACTGTCACTAGCACTTCCAACTAATGTACGAATTTCAGCAGCAGTTTGGTCAGCAGTCGCTGACGCTTCAATTCCGTCAAGTTTTGAACCATCTGTTGCTAGGTCTCTTCCATCAACAGTACCACCAACAGTGATGTTGTTTGTAACTGCAAGTGAACCGAGTGTGCCAACACTTGTTAGTGAAGATGATACAACACTTGAACCAAGTGTAGTAGCACTTAATATTGAACTATTGTTTATCTTATAGACCTTACCACTTGCAAGGTTCAAGTTTTCAGAAGCACCCCAGTTATCGCCTGTTGCTTCAAAGTTGAATGTCTTGTTTCCGTCTCCAGATTCAACTGTAAAACCTG